TCAAGAGAATAATTCTCTGACACGTTGACCTTGCTCTTTTTTATGTTCTTCTAATAAATGAGAATACGTGTCTAATGTTTGTGATATAGTAGCGTGCCCTAAACGTTTACTTATATATTCAATTGGTATTCCTTTAGATAATAAATAAGAAGTGTGTGTATGTCTAAGTGAATAGGGTGTGATGTTATTATCGTTTAATCCAATTACTTGTTTAGTGTGGTTAAAAGCGTTGCTTATGGCTGTATGACTAACGTTAAACAACTTACCATTAATACGACGAGGCAATTTTGATAATTTTGTATTAATATGTGTAATATCTTTTGGATTAACTTCAACATCTCGTTTTGAATTTTTCGTTTTTGTTCCTGGAAGATGAACGACTCCAGGCGCTTTATTTAAATCTTTGTACGTCATGTTGATCACATCACTATATCTCGCACCGGTTATCGATAATATATATAGAAATATATAACTCTCTTCATTTCTTGATTTAAAATAATCCATCATTGCTAAATAATCTTTAATAGTTATATATTTAAATTTTTCATCTTTCGCATTTTCAGTTCCATTAACAGTCACATTATAAGTAGGGTCTTTCCTTAAATAACCATCATAAACTGCATCTCTAATACATCTCATTAAGCATCCGTGTACTTTTCTTACTGTTTCATCTGTACGCCCTTTACCGTAGCTATTTAAAAACTTCTGATATTCTGTTCGAGTAATATTTTTCACTAACATGTGTTCTCCGAAGTGTTCGGTAAATAACTTGATAGCTCTTTCATACCAATAAAATTGTTTGGTAGATAACTGTTTCTTATTTTTAATTTCAATCCAGTCATTATAATAATCAACAAACCTTTTACTTTCTTCTATGTGGTTTCCATCTTCTAAATCTCTAATTAATTGTTGAGCTGCGTTTGTAGCCTCAGCTTTTGTTTTAAATCCAGATTTACGTTTTTTGCCAGATTTCAAACTAGGGTGTTTAACATCGTATTGCCATGATGAGCTTGTCTTATTTTTGCGCTTTGTTACTGTAAATGTTGCCATTTTCCGTGTTCCTCCCTAAAAAAATAAAAAAATAATAAGGGTAGGCGGGCTACCCCTTAAATTCTATCTAAAACCTCATTCTCTTTTCGTTTCATGTATTGTTCCATGAAGTCATAGTCGGGTCGGTTGTTTTTAGTGGGAAGTTTAATGATTTGTCTTTTCATTCTTGTACCATTAAATTTATAACCATATTGGTATTTTTCTTTTTGTTTTAAAATCATATTTTTAATAAATAAATACATGTATTTATTCCCCTTAATTTTTAACGAAAGTCTTTTTACATCATCAGAAAAAAGAGCTTTATAAGGATGATAAAAATTTTCTACTACACTTCCATTATAATTAACTCCTAAAACATTAAAATCTTCACTTGAATTATGATTATCCACAAAGTTTGTAACTCCATTATTGTGATCTGATGAGCCAATAAAAGGCTTACTACCTTTTGTAAATTCTTTCTTTGTCAGTCTTTTACCGGGTTTTATTTGGAATAAAGATTCAATAAAATAATCCTCCCATTTAACTTCATCTAATCCTCGCCAATCAGTGATTTCATGTTTTTGTTTTTCTTTGATTTGTGACTTTAAATTAAAATACTTTTCTTTAATGTAGTCTTCCATAAAGTTATAGTCTGGGTGTTTGTTTAATGTTGGGAGTTTTATTTTTTTATTTGAAAATCTGGCACCTGTTAATCCAAATCCATAACCGTAGTCTAAAAACTGATTATTAAATAATGTGGTTAAAAATAGAGCAGTGTATTTATTCAAACATTTGTTATATATAGCATAAAGTTTATTTCCATTAATAAAGTTATGCTCTTGGTAATAAAATTTTGCAGTTTCCGCTCCGAACGTTATACAATTCCCTTTTTTTATATGAAGTCCTTTATAAAAATCTTCTACTCCATTATTTTTTTCTGTTCTAGTAACATAAGGAGTAGTGCCGGATGATTTTAAATTCACTTTATGCTCTGGTTTGAGGTTGACTATATCAAAAACTTCTTTGATTTTAAAAACTTTCCAGTCTCTATCACTCAGTTTCATCATCGAAAAGATACCCCCTGCCGTGCAATTTCATATCAAATTCAAAAGATAAGTAATCAGCGATTGTCTTTTCAAAATCTTCATCTGTAGGGATTTCTTCATTGTAATAGAAGAAACTATGCAGCCACTCGTCCTCCCACGTAATAGGGGCTTTAACTAAAAAATTAGTGTCAGCGTCTTCATAGTCATTGAGAACATTTAAAAGATACTCTTTTTTAGATTTCTCTGTACCATCTCCAACTAGCCCAACATGTTTACGTACGACATATCCATCATCAGAAAAGTTAACAAAGTTAACACGTTTCTTATCATCCTGTGGAATACCTGCAGTGAAAACCGCAATACATGGATTTACACCCACTCCATAAAAGGTATCTTTATTAAGCGTTAAAACAGCTTCTAAAGAATGATTTTCAAGTATTTCACGTTTATAGTTTTTATCATTCTTAGTTTTTCCTATCATTGTACTTTGAGGGACAATAGCGGCTAACTTAGCCCCGTTTTTCATTAAAGATAATGTTTCTTTGATAAAGCTAATTTCTGATAGATGACTTAAGTTTTTTGTTTTTGCTTGCGAGTAAGGTGGATTGATTAATGCTTTTGTAATCTTATCTGTATACAAATCTTTTTCAACATGAAAAATATCATCCCGCTTTAAATTACTTTTACCATCGCCACGTAAAATCATATTTGTAGTTGCGATAGTAAATAGTTTTTGTTGCAGTTCAATTCCATGTAATTGTTCTTGTTTGATGTGAGCTTTTTTACTTTCATCTGTTGTTTGATTTAACATCTTATTCATTGCAGCAATTAAAAATCCACCAGAACCACAACAAGGATCTAATACAAAATCATCTTTATTTATATCAATTAAATCACACATCAAGTTAGTGATATGTCTAGGAGTTAAAACGATACCTAATGAGTTACCGTCACTACCACCGTATTTAACAAACTCTCCATAGAAATTACCTAAAATATCCATATCTGAATGTTTGATATTTTTCTTTAATTTCTCATTCAACTTGATAGTGAAATATTTTAAAGGTGTCATCCCTAAATCTTCTCGTACTCTATTTAAAGTTAAGTCATTTTGAATAAAAGTAAAATTGTCTTTTAGTTCACCAATTTTAGCGTGAGGCATTAAACTTTTGTTTCTCAAATATTTATCGATAGCATCGAATAAAATTTCACCGTCTTTTACACCTTCACCTTGTAATCCTTGTAATTTATCAACATTAAAAATTACATCTTCATTTTCTAAAGCCAATAAAATTGCAGATACTACAGATGCTTTCTTTTCTCCTTCGAGCGACCCATAGTTTCTTAAATCTTCATGTAGATCAGCAGCTATTTTATTAACTTCCTTTAATTCTCTTTCTTCTTTTGGAAGCTCTCCTAGAACTGAAACACGGTAAAATTCTTCGATGTTATCCTCTTTAAGATCGTTGAGATTGTTTATATCAGAAATAAATTTATAATTATTTTCATCTACAAAATAAATGCTAATTTTATTTGAATGTCCATTACCGGAAGCGCCAATAGCAAAAGCTTTGCTTACTATATCGGTATTGTTGATAATATGTTTAGCGTAGTGTATAGCACCATTAACAGCGTATTTAGGTACAATATTTTCATCGTCTAAAATAATCGTGTCATCTTCGGAATAGATTTGTAAATTTATGTCGTTTTTATCTTCGATAACAACAAGGAATTCTCTACTAAAAAAAGTGAACTCTGGTTTGCCAACATTGCCATTAAGGCGTTTGCTAGCAGATTTCAAAGCATCCTGTACTTCTATGTTACCGCTGAATTCTCGATAATACTTAACTCCTAATGATTTAATTTCGTCATTCATATATTCATCTATTCCCGATTTTTCATTTGGTTTCAAAATCCAATGACCTCCTCAATTGCTTTTTTAACTTTCTTTATTTAATCTACATCTTAATAGTACTTAACTTATATACGTTTTCAAAATCAATATTCTTTAACATATTAATTTCTATCTCTTATTCTATATTTTTATATTCAAACACTCGCAGTGGCTCAAATTGAATAACGTATTTACCATACCGAGTGGAATATCCATGTTTTTGTTTATAATGTTCAATACTTTGTAGGACAAAACCTTCTGTAACCTCAAAAAAATTAGCAAGTTCATACAAGTCATGAATGCCTTGCAAAAATGCTTTTACAATATCTTTAAGAGGGACTAACTTTTCATAGGCTAACCTACGTGCATAACCTTCAAATTTTCTATGATTAAAACTACTTTGATCAACTATATTTCCATATGTAAGTTCGTTATGAGCGAGTTCCTCTGCAAGTGTTTCAAGTTTGGAAGTAATAGGCAAGTTACGATTAATTAAAATCATGTCTCCAAGCCACAAGCCAGATAACCTTTTAGGTAAGTTATCACATTCAATGACTTCAATATAGTCATGTTCAATTAACATATCCTCATATTTCCCCACATAAAACACCCTTTATTTACGTTTACTTCTTATAAAATCAGCATAATCTAAAACTCGTTGCCATTCGTCATCAGTTAATTCGCCTTCAAGGTGAGCTGCACGATGTTGTACTTCAGTTTCTGATTGTTTATTTTTTAATAATAAACTTTCTGGGGTAACATTCAATGCGTTTGCGATTTCAGCTATATCTTCCATAGGTATTTTTCTACTACCATTTTCATATCTTGATAGTGTAGATTTATTAACACCTATTTTAGTTGCAAAATCAGTTAAATTTATATTGTTCTCTTTGCGTAGTTGTTTTATTAATTTACCTATTTCTGCTGAAGTTCTCATTTTAAATTTACCTCCGTTTTGTCTATAACAGTATATTATCACTTTTCCATATAGGAAACAACTAGTATTTTAAGAAAGTAAAAAAATATTTTTTAGGATTATTGTTGACAATTAGGAAACAAGGGTTTAAGATTGAGTTAACTTCAAAAAACGGAGGTGACAAGATGTATGAGTTCAACGTTAAAAGAATGAAGGCTGAACGCATAGCTAAAGGCATTTCACTTTCTGAGATGTCGGAAAAATTAGAGATGACACCAGGTACTTATTCAAAAAAAGAAAATGGACATATTAGAATTAATGTTGACGATTTAGCAAAAGTTATTGAAGTGTTAGATTTGCCACAAGATAAATGCGGTATTTTTTTTACACATAAAGTTTCCAAAACGGCAACAAAAGAACATCAAACAACTTAAAGGAGGAATTCAAATGCAAGAAAATCAAGAATACATGAATGACGCAGAGTGGAGACTTTACGGTCTGAAATCTGATTACGAGAAAGCAATGAGAACAGCGGGAGAAGAAAATACTCATAGAACATTTGAAGTACATGACAAAATTTTAAAAGAAATGAAAAAAGAAGAACTTACGTATAGAGAAGCATACGCAGTCCTTCAATTAGTTCATCTTACTTTGAAACATGAGTCAGAGTTTGTAAATCTTTATCAGTAACCAATGTGACAAATTGTAATTCTGAAGATTTATCGATCTCTAAAAACTCAAAAAAGTTACCAGATTTTAGGTTTTTAACATTAAAAGCAAAGTTATCCAAGTTAGTTGGATCTATTTCAAAATTATCTATATACGATTTCAGAAGTCTGTATATGTCAAATGAACTTTTAGTATCTAAATAACGAATTAGTTTCTTTAATGGGGCTTCGATTCCCATAAAGTCATTACCAGAACGTAGTTGACGATATGATTTTTCGGACATTAAAGGTATTTTATCAACTTCATCATCTGATTCAAGATTATTAAATATTACATTTCTACTATTTGTATCATTTATGAAATTGGCAGTTAATAACTCGTTGTTTAGTTCGAAAACAATATTCCACTTTTTCGTTGGATATTCTTTATTAGCTTTTTGAATTAAAAAATCTAAAGATTGTAAGAAATTTATATCCATATTAATCACCTCCTTTTATAAGGAGTATAGCAGAAAGGAGCATAAACAATATGCAAGATTTACAAGTATTTAATTTTGAAAAATTACCAGTAAGAAAAATAGAAGTAGATGGAGAACCATATTTTTTAGGTAAAGACGTGGCAGAAATATTAGGTTACACAAGATCTGATAATGCAATTAGAAATCATGTTGATGATGAAGATAAGCTGACGCACCAAGTTAGTGCATCAGGTCAAAAACGAAATATGGTAATCATCAACGAATCTGGTTTATACAGCTTAATCTTTGACGCTGCTAAACAAAGTAAAAACGAAAGTATTAAAAAGAAAGCTAAACGTTTTAAACGTTGGGTAACCGAAGATGTTTTACCTTCCATTCGTAAAACAGGTACTTATCAAGTTCCTGATAATCCAATGGACGCATTAAAACTGATGTTTGAAGCAACGGAACAAACTAAAGAAGAAATTGCAACAGTGAAAGCAGATGTTATTGATATCAAAGAAAATCAAAAGCTAGATGCAGGAGAATACGGATTGATAACAAAAACAGTTCATCAACGCGTTGATTATATCAGACAAATTCACGGACTACCTAATAATAAAGAAGTTAACAAACCTTTATATAGAGATATTAACAGTAACGTAAATACGATGGCTGGTATTAAAACAAGAACACAATTAAAACAAAAACATTTCGATGACGTAATGAATATGATCACAAATTGGTTTCCATCTCAATCAACAATGTATGTCATCAAACAATTAGAAATGGACTTTGAAAACGAAGTATAAGGAGAGATAGGAATGGAATACATCGGCTTTGCAGACGCAAACGAATTTGTAAAAGTGAGTGGCATTTCTAAGAACGACTTAGAAAAACACGTTTATTCAAATAAAGAGTTTCAACAATCTTGTATGTATCGATTTGGAAAGAATCACAAACGTTACATCAAAATTAGACCAGCAATTGATTTTATTGAACAAAATATATTAGTACCAGAAACGGCATTATAAAGGAGAACTTTAAATGAAATACCTATTAAGCTACATGACGATGTTTATTGCGATGATTATCACATTATTGTTAGGAGGTGGTTTTACAACAATTATAGGCGTTGCAATTTTGACTTTTATCTTTAGCACATTCTTTTGGAATGAGTGGTTAAAAGAGAACGAAAAAAAGACTGAAAGACGCGCAAACGTCAAACAGTCGAAATTAAGTAATTGGGATATTTTACATTACTAATATACAAGCGGAGGAGAAAAAATGCAAGAGTTTATCACAATTAGGTTACCGAAAGAAGAATACTCTCAACTAATCAAAAGCCAAATAGATTTAGATTTCTTGCAAAGTGACTATGACTTTTTAAACAAACGTTACGAAGATATGTGCGATAGATATTTTGAACTTAGAAAAGATTTCAGAAAAGCTATAGAATCATGCGAAACACAAAACGAAACAATCAAAGTCATGGATAGAACAATCGACATGCTGCATAAAGGAGTGGTTGGCATTGAAAGAAACAGTGACATATCTAATTAAACTAAAAGGTGCTCCCTTCGACTTATTTATTACAAATAAACCTAGCACAAACTTTCCTACTATCAAGTATTCAACAAGTATTAGAGATGCTAAAGGTTTCGACGGATTAGATAAGTCTGTTATCGACATGACAAAGCATACAGCAATTAAAAAGACAGTAACAGAAACAACTGAATATGAGGAGGTTGAATATGACTGAAGAAAAACAAGAGCAAGATATCCTAACTCAACTAGGGGTTAAAGATATCAGCAAACAAAATGCTAACAAATTTTATAAATTTGCTATCTACGGAAAATTCGGTACAGGTAAAACAACCTTTTTAACAAAAGATAACAACGCACTTGTACTTGATATTAATGAAGATGGAACAACAGTTACAGAAGATGGTGCAGTTGTACAAGTAAAAAATTATAAGCATTTTGCTTATGTAATAAAAATGTTACCTCAAGTAATTGAGAAACTAAGAGAAAACGGAAAACAAATAGATGTAGTAGTGATTGAAACAATACAGAAACTACGCGATATCACTATTGACGACATCATGAATGGTAAGACAAAAAAGCCTACATTCAATGATTGGGGAGAATGTGCAACACGCATTGTGCATATGTACAGATATGTTTCTAAGTTACAAGAACAATATCAATTTCACTTAGCGATAAGTGGTCATGAAGGTATCAACAAAGATAAAGACGATGAAGGTAGCACGATTAATCCCACTATCACGATTGAGGCACAAGATCAAATAAGAAAAGCAGTTGTAAGTCAATCAGATGTTTTAGCAAGAATGACTATCGAAGAACATGAGGAGAACGGACAAAAGTCATACGAGTATGTACTTAACGCTGAACCCTCTAACTTGTTTGAAACAAAAATAAGACATGCAAGCAATATAACAATTAACAATAAGAAATTTGTAAACCCTAGCATTACGGACGTAGTACAAGCAATCAGAAATGGAAATTAAAAATAACTAATAAGGACGGTATAAAATTATGAACTTCAATTTAAATTTACAAGGCGCACAAGAATTAGGTAACTACATGCAACCAGGTCAATATAGTGTGAAAGTTAAAAACTTCGAAAGAAAAGAGTCTAAAAACGGACACCCACAATTAGCGATTACATTCGCACATAAAGAAGAAGGAGAATTCACTCATTACGCTAATGGCGATACTTCTAATGATTTCGCTAAAAACTGGTTATACACATTCTTAAAAGTAATCGGAATCCAAGATAACAATGGTCAATTTAGCTTTACGGAAAGAGATGTAATCGGAAAACCAATCAACATTGAACTTGAACGTAAATATAATGACTACACAGAAAAATGGAACACAGTTTTAAAACGTTTTTGGAAATTTGATGGAACTCCAATATATGAAAAAGTTGGGATTAAAGAGAACGAAAAGAACGAAGGTAATGAGCAGCAATCAGGCAAACCAAGTGTTAATGACAATAGCAATCCTTTTGCAAATGCGAATGGACCTATTGATATACAAGATTCAGATCTCCCGTTCTGATTGGGTTGATATAAGTGTCGAAGATTATCAAATATAACCAAAGAGAAGATGGTTTGTATGATGTTGTGATTACTGGTATAGAAGTGCCAAAGCAAGCTATTGATTTATTAAACATAGGACAACCTGTTGATGTTGATTGTTCAGTGATAGATCCAAACTCTATCACTGGCAAACAACGTAGGCTGATATTCGCATTATGTAACGATATAGAAGCACATACAGGGCAACCTAGAGATTATATGAGGCAAATGTTCCAAGACTATGTGAAGTTTTTATATGGATATGAAGAGCGAATTTCATTAGCTGATTGTACAAGAACGATTGCTAAACAAATTATAAATGTAATGTTCGAATGGATATTCACTAATGGAATACCACTTAATTACAAGACAAGTGAAATGATGAAAGAAGATAAAAATTATCTCTATTGGGCAACTATCACTAGACATTGTGTTATATGTGGCAAACCTAATTCAGACCTAGCACACCTAGAAGCAGTAGGTAGAGGAATGAACAGAAATAAGATGAATCACTATGACAAACACGTCTTAGCATTATGTCGCAAGCACCATACAATTCAACATCAGATGGGGATAGACAGTTTTAACAAATATTACCAATTACAAGATAGCTGGATAAAAGTTGATGATCGTTTAAACGCTATGCTGAAAGGACCTAAAAATGAATTCGAGAGTAATAACTAAAGAAAATAAGAAAGAAATTGCTAATAGAATCAAGCAAATAAGATTACAAAGAAATTTTGATATAAACGAATTCGCTTCAATCTTATATGTATCTCCTTTCTCCATAAAACAATGGGAAGAAGGTAAAAGAATTCCTAATCTTGAAAAAATAAAATTGATAGCATTCATATTCAAAACAACACCTGAATGGCTATTGTACGGGGAGTGATAGTAATGACTTTAGGACAAAGAATTAAAGAACATCGCTTGAATCTAGGAGAAACAATGGAAGAATTTGGTCAACACTTTAACGCTAAAAGTGGTGTGGTTTCTAATTGGGAGAACAACATACAAAAACCAAACAAAAAACGACTCAAATTAATAGCTGATGACATGAATATTACTGTAACAGAGTTACTGAATGGAAGTGAGAAAGATGGCAACATTTAGAACGATAAAAGAAAGTGGGGATTTCGTAACAGTCCATAAAGCTTTTGTTTTTGATAATAAATTGAGCGCCAAAGCAAAAGGGATACTGCTTTATTTCTTAAGCAGACCTGACAATTGGCAAATATACACATCAGAAGTGGTTAAGCACATGAACGACGGTCAGAAATCAATAAACAGTGGCATACAAGAACTAATAAAAAGTAAGTATGTTCATAGAATACAAAAAAGGACTGACAACGGTGTTTTTAATGGGTACGAATATTTAGTTTATGAAAAGCCCACCGAAATGCCATTTTCGGAAAACGGATTATCGGCAAACGGTTTTTCGGAAAACGGAAAAACGGAAAACCGAAAAGGGCAAACTACTAATAATAATAGTACTAATAATGATTTAACTAATATTGATAGTACTTATATTGATGAAAATATATTGTCGGGCAACCCGACTGCGTATCCTTACAAAGATGTAATTGACTACCTTAACCAACAAACAGGTAAGAATTACAAATCTACTACTAAGAAGAATCAAACAGTCATACGAGCAAGAACTGATGAAGGTTTTTCACTAGATGACTTTAAAAGAGTTATAGATAACAAAGTTGCCGAGTGGAAAGGCACAAATATGGAGAAGTACCTAAGACCTGAAACATTATTCGGTACTAAGTTTGAGGGTTACCTCAACCAAAAATTACAACCTAGTGGCATGGATCAACTAGAAAGAATGAAGTATGACGAGAGTTATTGGGACTAGGAGTGATTATAAATGCAATCAATGGAAAGTTTAGCTAGAAATATCAAACCTAGTAAAAACATCGTAGAAGAACAACACAACCTTAAATGTAATAAGTGCGGGAACACATACGACTATTACAAATTTAGTAACGGACATGAGTTTAAACATGGTTGTGACTGTTCAATGATACAAGCTGGTAAAGAAGCAGAGAAGAAACGTAAGCAAAAATATATAAATAATATCTTCAATCAATCTACTGTAAACGGTTCGCTAAGAGATGCAACAGTAAATAATTACAAACCCCAAAACGAAAAGCAAACATACGCCAAAAAAACAGCCATAGAGTACGTTAAAACATTTTCAGTAGATAAACCTAAGTCTTTAATCTTACAAGGCTCATATGGTACCGGAAAAAGCCATATAGCGTATGCCGTAGCTAAAGCGATTAAAAACGAAGGATATTCAGTGGCTTTTATGCACATTCCAATGTTAATGGAGCGTATCAAAGCGACATATAACAAGAATGCTGCAGAAACAACAGATGAACTTGTACAACTACTAAGTAACATAGATTTACTAGTACTCGACGATATAGGTGTAGAGAACACTGAACACACCTTAAATAAGCTATTTAGCATTGTAGATAACAGAGTTGGTAAGAATAATATTTTCACTACCAACTTTAGTGATAAAGAACTTAATCAAAACATGAATTGGCAACGTATCAATTCAAGAATGAAACATAACGCTAGAACAGTAAAAGTGTTAGGCGATGACTTTAGGGAGCGTGACGCATGGTAACGAAAGAAAACATCATAGAGATATTGAAATGCAGTGATCTGTATGCTCAAAAGATGATTGATTGGGCGAAAGATGATGAGGAACTAAACAACTTAATCAATAGAAAGTTAGAAGAAAAAGCATACAGACAACCGATTGTGGAGGTGTAGTGATGGGACTACGTGAGGGATATAAAGACAAATATTACTTATATACCATAGACGGTTGGAAAATGTGCAGTGTCATACCTTTAGCAGAAGATACGTTCAATATCGGCAACTATGCAGGTATGCACTTTCAAAAGGTGTTCAATGGCAATGTAACCAAAGAAGAACTTAACAAGTTAAAACGTAAATATAAATTGTATCGCAAGGAAGAATTACAACAACAAACCACGATTGATGACTATTTATTTTGAGGTGAATCATGAGTAAATACAACGCTAAGAAAGTTGAGTATAAAGGAATCGTATTCGATAGCAAAGTCGAATGTGAATATTACCAATATTTAGAAAAAAAGATGAATGGCGTGACATATAACCGTATCGAGATACAACCGAGATATGAGTTAATCCCTAAGTTTGGAGATCAGAGAAAAACCGAATACATCGCAGATTTTGCTTTATATCTTGATAGCGACTTAATAGAAGTCATAGATGTGAAAGGTATGGCAACAACTACAGCAAAGTTAAAAGCAAAACTGTTCAGATACAAATATCCCGAAGTTAAACTAACTTGGATATGTAAAGCACCTAAATATACAGGTCTTGAATGGATTGAATATGACGAATTAATCAAAGTCAGACGAAAGAGAAAGAGGGAGAAAAAGTGAATGCTAGAGAAGAACAAGTAATGCTCAAATTTAGTATTACCGGTCACATCAACACATTTGTTCCAGTCGAAAAAGGTCAAGAACTGGACGAAGCAGTGACTGAGAAGTGCGAGAGTTTAGAAAATAATCCTAACGATATATTCAACATGAATTTTGAAATAGATAAAACAGAGGTGGAGTAAGCATGGAGACAATAGATTTTAAAGTTAAAGGGATTGAATACAGATTATACCCAGTGCATTTGAAAAAAATGGAAAAAGAAAATATTCAATTAGCTAATGTAAGAACCAGACTTATCAAAGGTTGGTACCTAGAAGACGCCGTAGAGGCACCAGTCGGAATGAGACGTAAAGAATGGTTAATTTTGAAAAAAGATGTAGTTGAAGAAGAAACGCTTAAAGAAAAGCTAGAGAGATATAGAACAGAACGTTTAAAACGCAATAAACCTCACTTGTTTAACGTACCTCAGAAGCACAGCAGAGGTAAGTGGTGCAAGTATTTGATGGAGAACGATATCTTCCCTAAAAAGGTGGCGAGATAGATGGAATTACACAAATTAAATAAAGGTGATGATATTTGGTTTAAATACCCTAAAGCTAAAACATCATTTCCGGCAGTAGTGGAAGAGTTGAATTATAACTTTGGCGGCGAACCTTACCTTATGGTGCGTGTTGGTAGTGAGTTAGTAAAGATTGATGATAGATACGACATAGTAAAGGTGTAGATGAAAATGACAATTATTAGTAATAAAAAAGTAGACATGGTAAACGAACCGCCACATTATCAGTTCGGTAAGTTCTCAGCACGAATGATTATCGAATTAATAGGTAAGACGTACAAGTCGGCGTCAGTATTTTATCACGTAGGAAATGCACTCAAATACTTAATGAGAGCGCCTAGAAAGAATGGTTTAGAAGATTTAAAGAAAGCTAAGCAAAGTGTTGAATTTGCGATTGAATGTTGGGAGGAATAAGTAATGAAAATCAATATTGAGAACAATATCACAGCTGAACTTTTGCTACAAGGCATTAAATTTCATAGAGAAACGAATAAAGATAAAGAAGCGTGCAACAAAATAAAAGAATTAGAAGTACTACTTATAAATATAATAGGTTACTTAGGTTATCTCAGATATGAAACAACGACAGAATTTAAAAATGCGAGCGGTAAAGATATTAGAGAGAAAATCGATAAATTAATTAAAAGCGTTGAAGATGAGATATACGAAATTAAAGAAGAAGAGGCAGAAGAATGATCTATTTAGGTGGCGATATGTTAAGTATTGGTCAACAGATGCGTAGAGAGTGGGAAAAGCAAGAGTTACAACGATTAGGTTTTAAGGTCTACGCGCCACAAGACGATAAGGACATTAACGATAAAACAAATGCCAAGCAAGATAAATTAGCAGAACGTATTGTGCTTAATGACACATTAGGCATGGAAACAAGCAATGTAATGATATTCGACTACTTACCTCATGCACAAGGGACAATTTGCGAAATGGGGTACGCACAGCACCTTAAAAGAGCAAGTGATAAGGATATTAAGATTTACGTCCAATGTACTGACATTAGACAAGGAACAGGACAAATTTCAGAAGAACAAGACAGAATGGAGTTCAGCATCAATCAATATGTGTATGGCGTGATTATGGATGTCACTGACGGTAGAGGTATTCAAACGTTTGATGAGATATGTGAGGAGTTGGTGAGATGAACGCAGAAACACAATTTCATGTCAGTGTAATGGATGCGAGATTAAAGAAAGTTAAAAAACAACGTGACGAATACAAAAAGCAACGTGATGAACTTATTAAAGATATAGCTTTATTACGTAAACAAATGGAGGATAAATAAAAATGACAAACACATTAGAAATTAAAAAAATATCAGAAAACGCAACAATGCCAACACGAGCTAACGAATTTGATTCTGGCTTGGATTTATATGTATCTGAAACAATCACAATCCCAGCGCATACAACAACAATAGTTAAAACAGATATAGCAATTAATCTACCTTATGGGTACGAGGGACAAGTAAGACCTAGATCAGGCAAATCACTTAAAACGAAGTTACGTGTAGCATTAGGAACTATAGATAAAACGTATCATAAAGAAATAGGTATCATCACAGACAATATAGGCGATGAAGACATCACAGTAGAAAAAGGTGAAAGACTAGCTCAGTTAGTTGTAGCACCAGTTGTATATCCTACACCCAAAGAAGTTAAGGAGTTTGAAAATGAAAGTGACAGAGGCGCATATGGAAGCACAGGAGAGTAAAGATATAGTAGCAGAGATCAAACAAATACTAGGTAAGGAGTGAACGGAATGATTAAACGCATATTAAAGATATGGTTCACTATCGCTATGTACGAGTTAGGTAAATGTATTGGTAGAGAGTTGTATTATAAGTTAACTGCAAACGATGAGGTGGAAGTGCCTAAGGACTTTGACGAACATGACCACGTTCATTTAAATGGATTATGGAGAGAGGTATTTAAATGACTTGGTGGATAGTGATTATTCCAGTTATGTATCTCGTTTGGTTGTGTGTAAAGAATAAGGGAGACTTTAAATAAATGGAGGTAAAAGATGGATTTGAGAAAATCAACGCAACGTTATTTAGAAAGTGAATTAAGTAATTACAATCATATAGACAGAGATATTAAACGAGTGAGAGAAGAAGTGTTGAATCCCTGGCAACCTACAGATACAAACATCGGTGGAGATAGAACACATAGCAATGTTAGTGTCACGGAAATAAAAGCAACACGCGTTGTAAATGACAGACGTCTATCTCAATTGGCCAGAATGAAATCAGCAATAGATATTGTATATCAAACAAGTAGTAAAGAGAGTCAACAGCTCATGGATATATATTACTTTAAAAAGCCGAGAACATTAAACCTTACTGGTGTTGCTCAAGAAATATGTGTGAGTAAATCAACAGCTTATGAGTTAAGGAAAGAAATACTTATTAGATTGGCAGATGAGTTAGGTATTATGCATTAGGAGTGAGGATATGAAAGCTATAGAGATTTTAGAAGCAATATCAACAAAAATAAAAGAAGGAGAATATGTAGGCAATATTGGTATTATTGTTCAAATAAAAGATGATGAAATGTTAGAAGAAGGGAAGAAAGCTAAAAGTATTTTAGAAGCATTCGCCGAAAGAGTAGAATTAAAAGTAGTAAAAGCTGGTAACTATCAATTATCACAATTTCCAAACAACGACTATCCAGTTTTTCGATTAACTGTTGGACCGTTTGGAAAAAATCTGGAAAAATAACGTCACTAACACTGTTATTATGATAGTGTAAGTTATTAAACGACTTACTCATGTAAACCTTTCTATTTTTATTCCTTTCAAATGATCGAACATAATTTTTTCTCCTTTCTGACCTATCCGAAAGACAATTCGGGTAGGTTTTTGTTTGATTTTTTATATAAATCGTTTGATAATTAGTTTTAACACAATTAAAGGAGGAATTATTAACATGAGTGTTCTTTTGGAAGAATTAGAAAACAAATACGGTAAATGTTTTAGAGATGTATTTAGCAAGTTTAATGGTTATGATTTAACTGGATATTTAGAAGATGAAGAACACCCATATTCTAAATTTGAACTAAGTTTAAGATATTTAATGGCTGATTTCTTTAGCAGAACAACAGAAAATGTACCAGAAAATATTTTAACACTATTTGAACCTACTAATGACAAAAATAAAATGTATTTGCTAGGTAATAACAAAATCTATGAATTTTCAATAGAAAATTTCAAAATTTCGGGAAATGTTGCAGTTTCTGATTTTAAAGATTTAGAATCTTATGAATTTAGTTATGAATTTGAAGATGGAAATCCAAGTGAACATAACTTTTTCAAACCTACAGTAAATGCTATACATTTAGTGTTTAAAAATAGAGCAGTTTCTTTAGTTAAAACTGATTTTAGTAAATATCATTTTGAAGATATAGTTAATTATGTTATAAGAGAAATTCAATAAATCTAATGCCCTTAACGGGCATTTTTTTATGCGAAATTTTATAAAGCTATTAGCGTGAGAGTTGGTGATATATGAGATGACAAAAATGCAAAATAATGCAACATTTGGCGCGTATTTAGAGTTAACTAAGAAACAGCAAGAATATATACGCCTCAAAAACGAAACGGATTTGAATGAAGGTGAAATCGCTTCTGAAATTGATGTAAACCGTTCTACTATCTCGCGATGGAAGAACAACGATAAATTCAGAGAAGGTTTCAAAGGCTATCAAGTAGAATACTTATCCAATCAAGTACCTAAAGCACTACAAACAATGATTAATTTGTTAGATGCTAAAAGCGAATTGGTTAGGTTTCAAGCGTCTAAGGATATATTAGACCGTTCAGGTTATACTCCAGTAGATAAACAAGAATTAGAATTAACTACCCCTACAATTATTAACAACATTCCATTAGAGGATTAACTATGGAAGTACAGTTAGATAAAATCGTTGGCGGTGGATATAATCGATTTTTTAATAACAAAAACTTTTACAGAGTTGTGAAAGGTTCAAGGGGTAGTAAAAAGTCTAAGACAACTGCAATTAATTTTATTTATAGAATTATGGAGTATAACTGGGCAAACTTACTTGTTGTCAGACGTTTCAGTAATACAAACAAGCAATCGACATATACAGATTTGCGTTGGGCTACAAATAGATTGGGAGTCAAGCACTTATTCAAATTTAATGATAGTTTACCGGAGATAACGTATAAACCCACTGGCCAAAAGATATTATTTAGAGGTCTTGATGATCCTTTGAAAATAACATCTATAACAGTAGAAAATGGCATACTGTGTTGGGCCTGGTTTGAAGAAGCCTATCAGATAGAAACGTTCGATAAATTTAGTACTGTTGTCGAATCTATACGTGGCTCTATTGATGATTCTGATTTTTTTAAACAGATAACGGTCACATTCAACCCTTGGAGTGAGAGGCATTGGCTTAAACCTACATTCTTTGACGAAGATACTAAGTTGAACAACACATTTTCATATACAACAACCTATCGAGTAAATGAATGGCTTGATGAGGTCGATATTGCGCGTTATGAGGACTTGTATAGAACAAACCCAAGACGTGCAAGAATTGTTTGTGATGGAGATTGGGGAGTAGCAGAAGGGCTGGTGTTTGAGAATTTCGAGGTTAAGGAGTTTGACTGGGTTAAAAAGTTGAAAGAAAAGCAAGTTGTAGCTCATGGCAGTGACTTTGGGTTCACTCAAGATCCTACAACACTTATCAGTACTATTGTTGACTTAAAGAATAAAGAGTTGTGGATATACGATGAGCATTATCAAAGAGGTATGCTAACTGATGAGATATATCAAATGTATCTTGATAAAGGATTGAAAAACGCAAAGATAATTGCAGATAGTGCAGAGAAGCGATTGATAACAGAGATTAAACGTAAAGGTATTTCTAATCTCAAACCATCTATTAAAGGGCAAGGATCTATCATGCAAGGTGTTCAATTCATACAAGGTTTCAAAATATATGTACATCCAACATGTGAACATACGATAGAAGAATTAAACACATATACATTCGACCAAGACAAAGACGGTAACTGGTTAAATAAACCAATAGATGCAAATAACCATTTAATGGATGCATTGAGATATAGCCTAGAAGAATTCCATTTCCCTAGAAATAACAGAACGAATGTCAATATTAAGAAGAATATTAGCCGAGCAAAGGCTATGGGCTTATAAAGGAGGTAACACATGGCACACGTAAACAATTTTGAAAGAGATATTGAACGACGACAAATGCGTGATGAGATATACAGACGTGACGCAGTTGAAACTTACAAATACGATGGAACTACACAAGACTTGTTAGACAACAGAAACGACATCAGCGACTTTATTCGTCATCATTTAGAAGCACAAGTGCCTAGACTTCAAATGCTAGATGATTATTATCAAGGTTTGAACTTTAACATCATGCGAAACAAAAGGCGTAGAGAAAAGCACTTAGCAGATAATAGAGCTGCTCATGACTTTGCTTCTTACATTACAGACTTTATTAATGGTTATTGCTTTGGTCATGCCATACAAGTACAATCTGAAGGCAATATGACACAAGATAAAATAGATCAGTTGCATGCAATAAACGACATTGATAGTCACAATCGTTCACTGGGGTTAGATTTATCTATATTCGGCCGTGCTTATGAATACATCATACGTAATCAACAAGATGAAGTTAGAATTTATAAATCAGACCCACGTAATACATTCGTTATATACGATACTACCATTGAGAAAAATAGTATTATGGCCGTGCGATATTGGAAAGTATCGACAGAAGATAGTGTCGATATGACTGAGGTAGAAAGCAATATCTACTATGTTGATGTAATTACTGATAATGCAACATATTTCTTTGTGGCAAACAGTGTTACTAACTTAGAGTTATCAGAGCGTAAACCTCCTGAAGCTCATTCGTTTGGCAAAGTAACTATTACAGAGTTTAGTAATAATGAAAAGCGACGCGGAGACTTTGAAAAGGTCATACCACTTATTGACTTATATGATGAGGCACAATCAGATACAGCTAACTATATGAGTGATTTAAATGACGCAATGCTACTTATCAAAGGCAACGTTGACCTGAATGAAGAAGTAGCGACACTGCAAAAAGAGGCTAATGTGTTCCATCTAGCACCTCCTGAATATACAACGGTAGATGATAAAGTAACGGAAGGTAATGTAGACGCTCAATATATCTACAAGCAATATGATGTAAGTGGTGTTGAATCATATAAAACAAGAATTGCTAAAGATATTCATACACTTACTAACACACCAGACATGACTGACGAAAACTTTGCTGGCAACGCGTCAGGAGAGGCCATGAAATATAAGCTATTTGGCTTAGAACAACGTACAGCGATTAAAGAAGGTCTATTTCGAAAAGGCTTAGTTAGACGTTACAAGTTAGTTGGAGAAATTATGAGTATCAATAGAGAAATAGATAAGGACAACCTTAGAGACTTGATATTCACATTCACAAGAAACTTGCCTAAGTCACTGACAGAAGAAATGCAAATGTACATCAATTCTGGTGGAGAAATCAGTCAGAGAACATTAATGTCTCTGGTTTCTTTCATAGACAATCCAAAAGATGAAGTTGAACGTATCAGAAAAGAACAAGAAGAAAAAATTAAGCACTCTGATAGTTTGATGTACAACGAACAAGATCCTGACAATGAACCTAACAACTCCAATCAACCTATTGAGGAGTGATAATACATGACTTATTGGGATAAAAGAGCTCAAGAGATTATTAAAGACGAAACAATGAGCGATAAGGAAATGAGCCAAGAGATTGAGCGCATTGTTAATAACATGATTGACGATATAGATAATGAGATATCTAAGTTCTATGCAAGATATGCAGACAGTGAAGGTATTCCTATCAACGAAGCAAAAAAACGAGTGGATAACTTCGACGTTCAATCTTTTGCTAATAAAGCAAGGTCATACGTTAATAACAATGACTTTAGCGATAGAGCGAACAGAGAACTTAAGCAATATAACACAGCGATGTACGTAAACAGGGAAAAGCTACTAAAAGCGCAACTAGGATTAATTGTAACGTACTCATATGCTCGTATAGAGCAATCTATTTATAATTACATGGAATCGTCTTATTATCGTTCTCTTGAGCAACAAGCAGGTATATTAGGTGAAACGTTACATGTATCATTAAGCGATGTTAAAACGATCATTACTGCACCTTTCCAAAACTCTAATTGGTCTCGTAGACTATGGCGTGATATGAAAGTAGTTAGACACCATGTTGAGAAAGCAACAAGTCAAGTATTACTAAGAGGTCGCCATCCTTACGAATTCGTAAAAGAATTTAGAAAAGAAACAGGCAATAGTACGTATGAGATAAGACGTTTACTCATAACGGAAACAGCTAGAGTACAAACGTTAGCTGCAAAGCGTCATATGTTAGAACAACATGGACCTGACGCAGAATATGAATATCACGCTAAGATAGATAGTAAGACAACAAAGACGTGCAGAGGATTAAACAAAAAAGTTTTCAAAGTCAAAGATATGAAGCCTGGTGTTAATGCTCCTCCGATGCATCCATTCTGTCGGAGTGCTGTCGCACCACATATCAAACCTGATTGGCGTGATGAATTCTTTGAAGAGCGCGAAGGAAGATATTTCGGAGGCGTTGTTAAATAATTAAAAGGAGGTGTTGTAAATGCCAGATGATAATAATCTTACAAATACACCACCAGTTACTAATGAAGGTGTAGCAGAAGAAATTGTTGATAATTCCGTAGGGGATTATGAAGATGCTGATTGGGAAGAAGAAGAAGTGCTAGACACTGATTTCAGTGATGAAGAAGATGACATGTATGAAGACGACTTCATGGAAGATGACGACGAATTTGAAGAAGATGAAAACTGGGAAGAAGAGTACGACTTTTCTGATGACTTTGATCAAGAGGATTTAGATTTCTTAGAGGGGCTAGGTGGTCCTGAAGATGAAACAGAAGAAGATGAGTACGAAGAAGATTACGAAACAGAAGAAGGCCTATATGATGTCACTGAACTTGATGGTGATACAATCGATGAGTATGACAAGTATGACGAAAGTTACTTACAAGACAGGCTAGATGATGTTTACGATGAATATAATCAAATCTTCAACAAAGAACCTTCTGACATTATTAAAGATAGTATGACAACACAAGAAAAAATAGACAAAATTGTTGATGCAATTCAAGAGGGTGGTAGCGGTGTATAACGAACGTATTGCTGCAGCCCTTGAAGGCATTCACAAAGAACTCAAGCGTCTGAATGACACAAACCCTAGTAACCGAGCACAAGCGAAACAGAAAGAACCTGAGAAGAAAGAGTTTAAACCTAAAAATTTCATCTGAGGTGGTACTTATGTCAAAGCTTGAAGCAGTTGGTCCTGGCGTTACCGCGCCAATATCTCGTCAGTAGGATACGTTAACCTACTCGACCTCAGTAAGTCGTTAAACTGCTCAATATTAAAAAATACTGAGCGGGCTTAAATCAAATGCGAATATCAAATATATCTAGCACACTAATTGGGCTTAATTGACTAATTGGGGTGCTATTTTTATGCGATTAAACATTGAATTTAAGACTGAACGGGAGGATATACAAATGAAATTAAATGACAAACTAAATCTAAATTTACAATTCTTCGCTGACAATGACGAAGGTGAACCTGGACAAAGTAATGATAAGAAGCCAGAAAACAATAGCGGTCAAGAGCAAGAAACATATACAAGAAGCGAAGTAGATTCTCAAATCAGTAAAGCTGTCGAGACTGCTCTTTCTAAACGAGATCGTAAGCACCAGCAAGAACTAGACAAAGCTCGTGAAGAAGCTAAAAAAGAGGCTGAAAGCTACGCTAAGTTAACTGAAAAAGAGAAGAAAGACAAAGAATTTGAGAAACGCGAACAAGCCTTAGCTGAAAAGGAAAAAGAATTTAAATTGCGTGAACTCAAATCTGATGTAGAAAGTGACTTAAAAGAAAAAGGTCTACCTACTTCGTTTGCACAGTCTTTAATTCATTTGGAAGATAACGAACAAATTAATGATGTCGTTAATTCGATTAAAGAAGATTTCGACAAAGCTGTACAAGAGCAAGTTAAAGAAGCTACACGTCAATCAACACCTTACGGACAAGGTAGTGACGTATCTTCTAAAAAAGAAACATCTAAAAGTTTTGCTGATTTAGCAAAAGAAAACAGAATTATTAAATAAACGGAGGCGTTATAAATGGCAGATGTAAAACCACAAACATTTAACCCAGATCATGTAATGATGCACGAACACAAGGAAGGTGAATTATCCGACAGTTTTAACGACCCTATCCTTTTAGACGTATTACAAAACTCTAAGATTATGCAATTAGGCCAATACCAAGATATGGGTGGTAAATCAGAGAAAAAATTCACTTATTGGGCAGATAAACCAGGTGCTTACTGGGTAGGAGAAGGTCAAAAAATCCAAACTTCTAAACCTAGCTTACTTGAAGCATCTATGCGCTCTCATAAATTAGGTGTAATCATTGTCGCTTCACGCGAATACTTAAACTACACTTATTCTCGTTTCTTTGAAGCAATGAAACCTCAAATCGCTGAACAATTCTACAAAAAATTTGACGAAGCCGGTTTATTAAACATTGATAACCCGTTCAAACAATCTATTGAACAATCAGCTACTGCAGCTAACAATGTAGTAAAAGGCGATATCACTTTAGATAATATCTTAGCTTTAGAGGACACTTTATTAGAAGATGATGTAGAAGCTAACGCTTTCTTATCTAAAACACAAAATCGCACTGCATTACGTGGAGTTCGTGATGAAGTTACTAAAGAAAGCTATTATGACCGTGCTAACAACACACTAGACGGACTTCCAGTTGTTGACCTTAAATCAGATCAATTTAAAAAAGGCGACTTATACGCTGGGGACTTCAACAAAGTGTTTTATGGCATTCCTTACAACATGTCTTACAAAATTTCAGAAGATGGTCAATTATCAACTGTACAAAATGCTGACGGTTCACCAGTAAACTTATTCGAACAAGAATTAATTGCTTTACGTGTAACTATGGACGTAGCATTCCATATTGCAGATGACAAAGCATTCGCTAAATTAACAGCTGGTACTGCTTCAACTGGTGGAAATACTGAAACCGTATAAATAATCTAGGAGGTCTTACAATGACTTATTCTTATAAAGTTGTACGCGACTTCATTAATAAAGAAGATCAGAAAGAATATAAAGTAGGAGACGAATTCCCTACTGATATTACTTCTAAGCGTATTGATGAATTATTTCATAAGCAAAACGTATTTAACAAGCAATACATCGCTTTAGATGTAGATGCTAAAGCAACAAAATCTGAATTGTTGGAAATAGCTGAAAAACATAATGTAGATGTATCAAAAGACGATACGAAAGCGGTAATTCTTAAAGCATTGGAGGGATAACATGGCAGTATTAGAAAATGTCAAAAAGTTACTCTCTATCAATGATGATAAGCAAGATGAACTACTCGAAATAATCATAAACAATACAGAAAAGCGTTTGATTAGTTTGCTTCCTGTCGATATAGAAGAAGTTCCGGAACGATTGGAATACATTATCGAAGAAGTATCAGTCAAACGCTTTAATCGTGTTGGCGCTGAAGGTATGACACAAGAAAGTGTTGATGGTCGTTCAAATACATTCCAAAACAATGATTTTGACGAATATTTGGATGTCATTAACGCTTTGTTTCCTAAAAATACAAGTAAACGTGGCAGAGGTGTATTCTATTGAGGTACAATAAGCGCGTTTCATTTTCTAAGGAGACAAAAGGCAGTTACAACCCTAAAACAAGTAAGTACGATGTTAAGGAGAAAGTTTTTGATATAGTCCCTTGTAACATTTCTCCTTTGTCCCCGCAGCGTACAAGCCTAGAATATGGAGACGTAACAAAGCAAATCAATGTCATTCGTTTAAATGGTCATTTTGAGCCACAAGTTACACATGCTTATATCAAAGGTGTAAAACACATTATCACTAAACGTATCGATTATGAACATGACACTGTATTCTACGTTGAGGAGGTTAAATAGTGGCTGGAGATATCGACGCTCTAATTAGAAAGCTAGATCGAATGCACAGTAGCATTGATGATGATGTTGACGAAGTGCTCAAAAACAATGCTGGCGAGTTCGCTAGAGATACTGTTATGAGCGCTAAGTCAGTAATGAATAAAGGTTATTGGACAGGAAACTTAGCTAGAATGATCAGAGATACAAAAAATGGCGATATGAAGTATGCTATTACCTCTAATGCGGGATATAGTGGCTTTTTAGAATACGGTACACGCTACATGGCTCCTGAAACGTTTATGTTCCCTGTTTATGAAAGATATACAAGGAAAGTCAGAGAGGACCTCGAGAGATTAATAAACGGTTAGGAGGCACGCAATGAAACAATCAGCTAAACTTCAACTATTCAACTACTTATATGAAAAATTTAGTGAACTTGGTGTCCCTGTAATTGAAACTAAAGAACTTAGCCAAGAGCTTGAATATCCTTTTATTGCTATTCAAACTACTACTGATAGCATGAACTTGTTAACTTTTGACAGTTTTGGAGGTAATCCTACTGCCATCGTTCATCTGTGGGGGTTAGATGATGATAAAGGGATAAACGATAACTTGCTTATGCAAGTTCAAAATATAATGTTAGATGATATTCAACTCGATGGTTTTAGTTTGTTTAATCCACAGTTATATATCAACGAAGCTATCGAAATAGAAAGTAATCAAGCATTATCACATATAACAATAAATATTGAATACACAAGTCATTAATTGGCTTGTTTTTTTATACATTTTTTTAGGAGGGTAAAACCTATGCCAACAAAACAAGGTACTGATGAATTAGTTTTAATTCGTAAATTAGGTGATAGAAAAGATGCTGACAAAGTAATGTTAGTTACTGAGTTAGAACGTGAAACTGAAAAAGACAGAGATACAGAAGCTACATTTGATGGCTCAGTTAACTCTGGTGGTACATTAGAGTCTACTGTAACAATCAATTGCTACATGGACCAAAAAGACACGTTATGCGATGAAATCGAAGATGCAACAGAAGATGATACACCATATGAATTATGGGTAATCAATAAGCGTGTTCAAAACAGTGAAGGTAAGTACAAAGCTGAATATAGACAAGGTTACTGGAATAGTATCACTCGTACTAATGAAGCTGACGGTATCGCTGAATTTGAGACAGAATATAGCACATATCTTAAAAAAGTACGTGGTTGGGCTACATTACCGCCAGCAATCGAAGAAAATAAAGCTGCTTATGGCTTCCATGATACTGTTGCATCTGATCCAGCAGATGATGGTTTGGCTGAAAGTATTCCACAACCAACAGAAGTTGAAACTGTATAAACATGAGGGGGATATCCCCTCTTTTTATTTGCGCAAATAAAAAATAAGTGAGGTATTTAATTTATGGAAATTACTTACAATGGTAGAAAATTAGAATTATCATTTGGATTTAAAGCGTTAAATGCTATTGATAGAAAATTAGGTGTTGAAGCAGAACAAATGAAATTTGGAATGGGCTTACAGTCTACAATTCCTTTTGTATTACAAGGAAATCCAATTACTTTAGGTGAATACATTATCGCTATGACATCACATCATAAAAAACATCCTACTGAAAACGATATTTTAGATGTTCTAGATGATATTGCTGAAAATCAAGGTTTAGTAGAATTTGCCGAAGAATTAGTGGAGACACTGGGAAAGAGACCTTCAACCCAAAGCCTAGTGCCAGACAGATTCAAACCAGCGAAGAAAGACAACAAGAAGAAATAGAAAACGAGCCTTTAACATACGAAAAGATCATCGTGCTATGCATGAGTAAACTCAAAATATATGACTTAAAACGTATAGAAATGATGACGTTAACTGAATTTAACTATCGTATGTGGGCTTATGAATACGAGCAACTCGATAAAGATATGGAAATGTACAAACTTGCCTTTGCTATACGTGATGCACAAGCTGAACGTAAGAAACGTGGTGGTAAGAAAGGTGAATCTGAGTACGTATTCAAAAGTGCGAATGACATCATAGACTATGAAGAAAATATCAAGCGCTTAAATAAAGGTGAAGCCATTAAATATGGCTCAGAATCTAAAAAAGAAGTTAATGCACCATCTGATTTGCTTAAAATGATTGCAAATCACAACAATTCTTTAAGAAAGGAGTGATAACGTGGCAGAAGCAAATTATAGTATTAAAGCGCAAATTGAGGCGAATACACGTAAGTTTAAAAGTGCTATTCAATCAGCTAAGAAAGTGGCTCAAAACTTCAAGAAAACACAAGAATCAATCGAAGATACTAAATTAGATGGCGATTCTTCTGGTGTAATGAAAGCGGTTAAAGCAGCGAGAGATGCAGTAAAAGGCTTTGATAATACTCATGCAGACGCAGAACTTGACGCAGATATTTCTGATGTTAGAGAAAAAGTCGAACAAGCTAAGTCGTTAGTTGAGAAGTTCGATGCTTATCGCGGTGATGCAGAGTTAGACGCTGATGTATCTAAAGCTATTGCAAACATCAAGAAAACGCAGAGATATTTAGATATGTACGATAACTCTAATGCAGAAGCAGATGCAGACGTAAATATCAGAAAAGCTATTACACATATTTCTGAGTTGCAACATAACTTAGATAGTATCGACGGTAGCAAATATTCAGCTGACTTAGACGCTGACGCTACTCGTGCAAGAGAACACATAGCAATGGCTAAGAAACAACTTAACGACTTCGCTCATCAAAAAGCTAAAGCTAACTTAGATGTTGATAGCGCAGGGGCTATTGCTCACATAAAAGCGTTTAAAGCTATGCTACGTTCTATTCCTAACCGACATCGTACTCGGCTTGATGTAGACGGAAATCCAGCAATAGCTTTCTTTAAACAACTACACAAAGGTTTAGAAGATTATAGTAATTCATTAGATAGCTTAGCAAACGATATTAGATCATTCGGAACTGTTTTCAGTAATATGATTAAAGGCTCGTTACTTGCTAATATTTCGTTACTTGTTCCAGCAATAGCAAGTGTAGTGCCTGCATTAATGGCAGTATTGAACGCATTAGGCGTAGTTGCTGGTGGTGCGTTAGGTATAGCTGGTGCATTTGGAGTAGCTGGTGCAGGTGCAGTAGCATTTGGTGCTATGGGTATTAGTGCCTTAACTATGCTTGCTGACGGTACACTAGAAGCAACTAGAGAAACTGAACGCTACGAGACTTCATTAGAAAGCTTAAAAGGTGCATGGGCAGACCTTATCAAACAAAATCAAGCGCAGATATTTAATACATTAGCCAATGCGATTGATACTGCTAAAGTTGCTTTAGCTGGACTTACACCATTTATCAATGGCGTATCTAAAGGAATGGAACAAGCTAGTGCTAAGATGCTTGATTGGGCTAAAAACTCACAAGTCGCACAAAAGTTCTTTGAGATGATGGGTACAACTGGCGTAAGAATATTTAACAATATGTTAGATGCTGCTGGCTCATTTGGTAGTGGTTTAGTTAGTGTACTTACACAAATAGCACCATTAGCCGAGTGGGTATCACAAGGCTTTAAGAAAATGGGGCAAGCATTTAATGAGTGGGCGCAGTCAGTTGAAGGACAAAATGCAATTAAATCATTCATTGAATACACTAAGCAAAATTTACCTTTAATTGGTCAGATATTCGGTTCAACATTTAAAGGTATCTTCAACTTAATGAAAGCATTTGCTCCTAACACTCATATAGTATTACAAGGCTTAGCGGATATGGCTAAGCAATTCGAACAATGGAGTGCAACGATTGCAGAGAGTGACGGATTCAAAAAGTTCATTGAATATGTTCAAGAAAACGGACCTAAACTTATCCAATTATTAGGTAATATCATCAATATTCTTATTAATGTCGGTGTAGCTATGGCTCCATTAGCATCAGTAGTGTTAGATGTTGCATTAGCTATAACTGAATTTATAGGAAAGCTAACAGAAGCTCATCCTATTATTGGAATGATCATAGGAATTATAGCAACGTTAGCTGGAATGTTAATGGCATTAGCGCCAGCGTTTATATTTGTAAATCAAGTAATAATTCCTCTTATTTCAACATTTGGTGGTCTAAGTGGAATAGTTAGTATCGTTATGGGCGTTATAGAAGGTTTAGGCGGTGTACTTGCAGCGTTATCTGGTCCAGTAGGTATAGTAATTGCGATAGTCGGTGCTTTAATTGGCGTACTTGTATGGTTATGGAACACCAATGAAGGTGTGAGAGAAGCACTCACAAATGCGTGGGACGTAATTTCTAGCACGATAGGTGGAGCTATCCAATCGGTAATTGATTGGTTTACACAACTGTATAACAATATCATGCAAACTATCCAACCTTTAATGCCTATTTTCCAACAATTTGGAGATATGATTAATCAAATTCTAGGCGTAGTAGTCGTGCAAGCGATTAATTTCCTTGTGGAAGCCTTTAAGAGTTTGTGGCTTGCGGTATCAGTAATTTTCACTGCAATTGGTGCGATTGTATCATCTGTAATTCAATTAATAGTTGGCTTATTCACAGCTTTTATTCAGTTAATTACTGGCGATTTTACTGGTGCGCTACAGACTTTACAAACTACTTTTTGGAATGTGCTAAATACTATTTGGACTGCGGTACAGTCGATTTTCACACAAATTTCTCAATTTATATTTGCAAGTTTAAATTCTATACTCGGCACAAGCATTTCAAGTTGGTCTCAGATTTTTTCATCTACTTACCAATTTTTAAGCCAAATTTTTTCAAGTGTGGCTCAATGGTTTGGTCAAGTAGCTCAAACAATAGCTTCAAAAATGGCTCAAGCGCTTGGATATATCATTTCAAATGGTAGCCAATGGGTATCTTCCATTTCCAGCACACTTGCTAGTTTTGTTTCATCTGTCATTAGTGGTTTTGTCAGAGTGGTATCGAGTGTCGCACAATATATGGCTCAAGGGCTAAGCAGAGTAATTTCTGGTGGCTCACAATGGGTATCAGCTATCATTAGCGCTATGGCTAGATTTCTTTCAAGTGTGATTAGTGGTTTTTCTAACGTTGCCTCGCAAACCCAAGCTGGAATGCAACGTGCTTATAGCACAATTGTTGGTTTTGTCGGTCAATTTGCTAGTGCCGGAATGGATTTAATGCGTGGTTTAGTACGAGGTATTATGGATGGAATGAAATGGGTAGTCGATGCTGCACGAAATGTAGCCAAAAGTGCAGTCAATGCAGCTAAAAGTGCATTAGGTATTCATTCACCATCAAGAGTGTTTAAAGAAATTGGCGGATATACAATGCAAGGTTTCGGAATTGGTATTGATAAAGAAGGCCGTAGCGTTGTATCTGGTATGGGTAGCATGGCTAATAGTATTACAGAAGCATTTAATAGCAATTTAGCAGTACCAGACATTACTTCTAATATGAAGAAAGTTAATGCTAATATGAACGCTCAAGTACAACATACACATACTGTTCAAACAAACCCATCACAACGTGTTGTAACCGTTAAAATGGACGTTAACAACGACGCTTTAACTCATATAGTCAACGGACAAATGGCGGATAGAGATGCCACATTCACATTCTAGGAGGTCAGGCAATGGATTTAGAAATTAAACAAAAAGATGGCGCTAAATACAAGTTGTCTGACTTCGGTTTTCGAGTGAAAGATATTGTCATCGAAAGCCCGGAGATAGAGGACAACTACGAAACAAAAGAAAACACAAGTGGTCGTATGTTACTTAGCAGTCAGTATCGTAAAAGGAAAATTACGGTACCCTGCTATGTAGTTAGTACAAAACTTAATGATATACCAAGATTACGAGATAAATTCTATGATTTAACAGTAAACACTGAACCTGTATGGATTAGAGAACTTAGATATGCCGAAGAACATAATTACAAGTTTTTACAACCGACGGAAGATGACTATCAATCATATGATAAATATGGTTATCCAGTATTCGATCATAATATGATGAACGATAATTACTATACTAGTGGTAAACAGTATCAAGTTAAATGTTCATCAGTAATAACACCTGATAACAAAGGTAATGTGATTAACTTCGACTTAGTTTTTGAAACAATTGAAATACCTTTTGCCGAGAGTATTGGTACTTCTTTAGATTTAGAGAACAAACCCAACAAAGCGTTATGGTCTAATGACATGTTAGTACCATTTGACGAAGAAAATGACAAAAGAACATACACTTTTACTAATGCCTGGAATAACAGTGTTTATTACCACGGAAATGTGCCTAATAACGAATTTAAACTCTATAAGAAAGTAACTATCGTTTTAGGTAAAAGTGTAAGCAGTAAAGAAAGCTTCCGATTTACTCTAGGAAAATCTGATTATATGAAAATCAATAATATTAATTTGAAAAAAGGCGACAAGATAGTGTATGACGGAGTTCAAACGTGGAGAAACGGCACTCCAATTAATCATCGTTGTACAAATGCACAACCTAAATTCTATCCTGGCTGGAATGATTTCGCTTTTAATCAACAGGTTAAGTCAGTAACTTTTGATATGAAATTTTATTATAAGTAGGTGGTTATTAAATGCCAGTATTATTTAGCCCTATAAGAGGAATAGGCGAGCCAGTTTATGTCACTACTACAACAACCTCAAAGTTAGGTTCTGAAACAGTTGTACAATGCAAATTGCTTGAAGATAAATACAACTATAATGTTATACGAGGTATTGATAAACGCTGGACACTGACGCAGTTAACAGGACCTAATGACAAGAGAGAATACGTTGCTTATATCATCGATAGACAAACACATGGTAGAAATCAAGAAGTTGCTGTAACACTTAGAGAGAAGCCGATAGATATCATTAAGAGAAAGAGAGTGTATGACAAAATAGACGGTCCACATAAACCACCCGACTTTTTCGAAAAGATATTTAAAGGAACTGGACTTAAATTCAAAGTGCCTGACAATATGTTTGTTTCTGAAATTAAAGACTCTGGCGAGGGAGAAAGTGTCGAGGATCTATTGAAAAAAGGATTAGAAGCATGGGATTTAGAGTTTGATATACATCATAATCATAAAACAAACACGTATACTTTTGAATTCACTCCGTATTTAGAGAAACAAGCAACTTATCATATTGATGATGAAATTAACGCAAACAATATGAAATTAGAAGAAGATAGCGGTCAGATGTATACCTATGTTAAAGGGTACGGTTCTTATACTGATGAAGAGGGTTTAGATGGTGCAGGCCTTATTGTTGAATTTGAGCATCCTAATATGAAAGATTACGGTCGTTTTGATGCACCACCTGTTAAAGATGGTTCTATTACTGATCTTGATATTATGCGAGCTAGATTGCAAGCTGTTATTAATGCATCTATAAAACGCTCTTTAACTTTGGATTTTATAGCTTTGCGACAACATTATCCTAATGCAGTTCCTAGAGTTGCAGACATTGTAAAAGTTAAGCACTCTATACTGGGTATAAATGAGTTTATGAGAATAGTCGAAGTTAAGACTATTAGAGACGCTGAAAATAAGATAGTAAAACAAGACGTAACTTTAGGAGATTTTAACCGCAAAAATCGTTATTTAGAACGAATTAGTCAAGCAGCACAAGTTGTAGGTGGTTTAGGTGGAGGGTTTGCTAATTCATATCGAACAACATACGCAAAAGCAAATGCAGCTATTACTTCTACAAGAAAGTCCATCGACTTTAACAAAGCATTGCACGGAAATGCCAATGGAATAAGAGCAATTGTAGAAAAAGACCACATACTAGAATATAACAGAAATGGTAAATTCCGAGTGTCTCATGATCGTGGTAAGACATGGCAAGTTATTGCAAGTGCTAAAAGTGGATTTAACAAATACGTAATACCAAAGGCAACAGATAAAACATCTGGACTGATGAGTAATAATGATAAAAAGAAAGTCGATAGACTTCACTATAATCGTCTCAAAATGCAAGGTGAAAATGGTAAGTATTACAACATTACAATAGATAAAGATGGAAAACTACAAGTTAAGGAGGCGTAGCAATGCGAAAGACTATCTACACAAAACTAGATACTTTATTTAGTTCGCGTTATGTTAGAGAAAACGAACTCAATTACATTGCTATAAGAGATATGCTTACTAATATCGAAGAAATATTAGTAAAGCATGGAAAAACTGAAAAGCAAGCACATAATGCTGAACAGATTGTATATACATTGCCTACTGGGCCTAATGTTACTGTAGGTCAAGAGTTAGGTTATCAAAGTAAACGAATAAGAAACTTAGTTTTAGGAACTATCGGTAATGGGCTTCAAGAAGTGAGAGATAGTCGTACATCAATTGATGCTCAAAATTTCCCTATACTTTCAGAAAGACTAAGACATGATTTCACTAGAATAGATGAAAAAATAGACAAAGAACTAAATGTGGCTGATGACGCTACTTATCTATTTACTCCTCCATTTATCGCTAGTGCAGAACAAGGTGTTAATGAAACACCTAATAATAACGATCCCAATGACAATAGAAAAGTGTTTTATGACAAATTTGTCGACAACAAGTATGTTACGAAAAAATATGTAGGTAAAGACCAAAGTAACCAGTACAATGTTTATGCCTATGATTTCAAACCTCAAAATTATACAAAAACCTTACTCATCACATCATGTATACACGGGAATGAATACAGCGCATTTTATGCTTTAAGTCGATTTATGGATTTAGTCGTCAATGAATGGAACAAGTATTCACAACTCGCTTATATACGTAAAAACGTTAGGGTGGTTATAGTTCCTATTGTTAACCCTTGGGGCTTTGCTAATCGAGAACGTGAAAATGTAAATAACGTCGACTTAAATCGTAATTTTGACTATTATTGGTCAAATGGTAGTGGTACACGTTCTACTGGTAAAAACTACAAAGGGAGTAAGCCGTTTAGTGAGAGAGAAAGTAGAAACATGAAAGCGTTAGTAGAAGGCTTAGGTGATATTACTGCTCACGTGGATTGTCATAACATCGTTTCTCAGGTAAGTGACTATTGTTTATTCTATCCACGTTTTGCTAACCAACCTAACAATGTAATGACTGAACTACTATCTGAAATATCAGACCATGGCGACTATGTTACATGGGGGTCAAGCACCTTAGCTTCATTTAGTAACTGGGTAGGTATTAAGCATGGTACGACTTCTTTCTTGCCTGAAGTATATGAAGGTAGAGCTGGAAAACCTAGAGGCGCTCAAGAGATGTGGCGTTCAGTTTACTATTTAGGAAACATCATAGTTAAATTAGCTAAATTGGACACTAACAAAGAAGGAAGAATTGCTAATCAACCTATTGTAAAATCTTTGGTTTATAGTAGCAGATTTGATAAAAAAGATACTAAACCATTCTCTCTTATTGCAAAAAAAGATTACCAACGTATGCTAATGACACAACAAAGGTTCCAAGTTACAGCTAATGGCTTTGTAGAGTTAAACGGTTCTATAACTGTTGAAGTAGATAGAGACACAACTATTGCTGTTGCGCCTTATGTTGTCCAGAACTATCATCCATATAGTGGTAATGGTAGGAGTAGAAAACGCCACTTATACAGAGTTAGAATGCCGGTTAAAAAAGGTTGGCATACTATACCATTACATGCTATCGCACCAGTTCAGTATTCTACAACAAGTCCAGATAATGTTCACAGATCTAATGAAGTGATGGGGGTTGTAGATATTCTAAGAACAAAAGGTGTAGCTAGAGTTAGAAACATGATTATTAACCTCACTTTCACACCATCACATACACACACAGCAGTTCAAATTCTTAAATCTGGTGGGTATGGTAACCAAAAAGAAAAAACATTCCATCAAGTTTATCCTAATAAGCCAAGCGCATATACTAAGACAAACAAAATTATTCATAAAACTAAAAAGAAAAAATAAGGAGGCTTCATAATGGATGGATTTTACAAAGAAGCTAGAATTACTACTGTCGACGAACCTTATTTAAAACCGATATCTGACGAAGGTATCGGTTTTTATAATATGGATATAAATACTGCGGTATTAACTTTTCAAGTGCGTAGAGAAATAAACGGGGAAAGTTATCCCCTAGAGATTAGCGAAGCTAACACTGAGATAACAGCTTATTTTGTTTCCGATAACGGTTCTTCAACCGGAAGGGTTAAAGTTGAATATGTTAATCCTATGAAAGGCATTATACGTTTAACTTTAGACAGTAATTTCCTAAAAGCTTCTACCGACACTCATGTGACTGGTCAAATTTATATCAAAGCAGTTGGTCGTAAAGATACAGTTGTACTTAACGAGTTTCGCTTTTACGTAAAAGATGCATTAATTAATCAAATAGATGCTGATATTAAAATCAGATATATTAGAGAGGTTGACGATCTTGTTGATTTAGTAAAAGACAGAATTGATACTGTGTCAAAAGAGTTAGAAAACGTTCAAAATGCTGAAGAAGAATTCATGAATTTTGTAAATACTCAAAAGTCAGAATTTGTTAAACAAGTTAAAGATTTGCGGGAACAAATGGAAGGTTTCGCAAAACAAACCGAAACAGAGTTAACAGACTATCTAAATAATATTAACGATAAAATTTTAGAGGTCAACGAACGACTAAATTCGGCAACTGAAGGAGTTGTAACAGAGGAAAACTTAGACGAGCACCTTATCAACTACGCTAAAAAAGATGAAGTTAATCAGCAGTTATCTAAGAAGGCAAACGAAGACGAATTTAAGACGCTTTCTGATGGTTTAGATGAATTAATACAAAACAAAGTTAATGAAGCTATAAAGAGTGCTACAGGCCAATTATCAGCACTTACAGAAGCCGAAGGTTTTGCTATTAGGTTAGATGATGTTGACTTATCTACTATGAGCAAAATTGATAAAACTGGTTTTTACTACCTTTACAACCCTACAAATTCTCCAGATCCCGATAATCAAAGTGGCTATGCTATCGTTATTGCGAGAAGTGACACATACAAAAAAGTATTGTTTATGCCTTACAACAGACACAGAATATACTCTCGTAATATGATGGGCGAAACTACAAGATGGGGTTCTTGGTATGACGCTACAAAAGGTGTAGTAATTCCAGGATCTAATCCAGTTGTTTAGGAGGTAAGTTATAATGAATAAAAACTCAATAACTTATTCGTTAACCTTTTTAATGGTTTTAGGTTTTGGCACTCTGATGTTTGAAAGAGGCTTCTTTTGGACAAGAGAACAAGAAACTGTTATTAGAGACAGCGATTTTTATTTAGCACTACACCACATTATGCCTATTTGGATTTGGGGCGTACTTGCAATAATCTTTAGTGCTTTTATAATTGTTGCACCTTTCTTTTTGCCAACGCAAAAGATGAACAATGTGTTTAATTACCTAATTTGCATTGGGGGCTGGGGTAACGCGATTTTCTATTTTCTAATGACGTCAGCAAGTATTTTTCACGCAATTAATTGGTTGACGCCTTTGCAATTCGTAACCTTTACCATGATTTCGGGCATCATTGGTTTTTATGGGGGTGCTGAAATTGTCGGAAAAAGACGATAAATATGTATTGCGTAGCGAGTGGTTACACAACACAGGTAAGATTTACGAACGGATAAACGAAAACGACAGAAAACATTTAGAGGCCTACAATTCTTTAAATTCGAAGATAGAACGACAAACAGGACTGCAAGAAAAACAATTTGAATCTCAAGAACGACAAGAAAAACTCTTAGAAAAAATCAGTGGTGTTGTCGAAAGGTTTGGCGATGAATTTAAAGACGTACAATACACCGTTCGTTCACATGACACTCAATTAGAACAGATTAATAAATCAATTTTAGAAAAACAAAAAGGCAATGTGCAAGTTGTTGTTGCGTTAATTAGTGGTGGTTGTGCAATTATTGCAGCAGCATTCGGTTTAGCCTCCGTAATATTTTAAGCTGACACTTCGGTGTTGGCTTTTTATTTTGATTGAAGAAAGTAGGTGTGTAAATGGCTATACTACCTAAAAGCGGAAAACCAACAGCCTCGCAAGTTGTAGATTGGGCTAAATGGATGGCTAAAAATCATAAAGGTGTCGACATTGACGGTAGGTATGGTTTCCAGTGTTAACTTTCAGCACCATTAGTGAGTAATCATTAATGAAAACTCCTCTAATTCATGGGAACCCCTAACGTAAAGGCGAGGGCAATCATGAGCGAAGTCCTTAAAGGAAACGTGCAACGACTAGTCGAAAGACGTACGCTCAAGCGAGTGGAAACGGGGAGCAACCTATTGGGTTGATGATATAGTCTGAACATTCATAGAAATATGAAGAAGGTAGTAAGTAGCGAATACTATCGTAACAATATTGTGGGATCTACCTAACTATATCTTTCAAAGATATTGGCATTTTAGAACTTGGGGAAATGCAAATGCTATGGCAAATCGCAGTCAATACCCTAATAGATCATGGAAAATTTATAGAAATACAGCTAGCTTTGTTCCAAAGCCCGGGGATATAGTTTGTTGGACATATGGTTGGGCTGGACATACTGCAATAGTTGTTGGCCCTAGTGACAAAAAGACCTTTCGTTGTGTGGATCAAAATTGGTACCATTCAAACCAATGGAGTGGTTCGAGAGCAGCGTTTGTCAATCATAACTACAACGGTAATGGTGGGAACATTTATTTTATTAGACCACCTTATAAAGCTGAGAAAAAACCTCCTAAACCAAGTGGTGGTTCTGACACTTCAAGCACCACAACAAAAGATAATAATAAAACAGTAACGATTAAGAAGAAACAAAAACATATCAATTTCACTATAGATGATGGCGAACCAACTTATCCTGAATTTATCCTGCACGATATTGTCCAAGGTAAAGATAGAGGTCATAACCCTAAGAAATTGACTATAAGAAACGCAAATACAATGTGTTCAGTTCTTGATCTATACTTTGATAGAGAAAAATATCTTACTGATAAAGAATATCCTCACTATTTCGTAGATAGAAATCATATATGGCAACCTAGATTAGAAATGTACGAAGTACCTAGTCACCCTGATAATATCGTTATTGAAGTGTGTCAAGATTTATCAGCAAGTAAAGATGATTTTATTGTCAACGAGATACACACAATGCTACAAGCGGTGTTCAGAATGAAATATCAAGGTATACCAGTTAAGCCATCTTCTATTGAAGTTGACACATCTAATATTTGGCGAAGCGTATACGAGCATGGAGCTTGGGATATATCACTCAATGGATTGCCACCTAAGAAAAACATAGACAAAACAATCAATGGATTACTATATCTATATAAAAACAGTAAGAAGTTGCTTTCTGAAATACCTAAAGATAAAGTTAAGACTAAAACTATTAAAGTTGCAGTTCCAGCATCTAGTGTTAATAAGAATACAACTAGAACAACAAACAAAAAAGGAAGTAAAGCGCCTACTGTGGTTGTCTCAAGAAGTGCTTATTCATTCAAGAGAGCGGTAGCTATCCAAATGACTAAATCCCCTCAAATAAACTACGGTAACGGGTGGTATGGTGCAAGTTACTCAGCAACACTTAACGCTATGAATTCGCTTAAGATTTGGAATAGTAAAACTCAAAAATATCAAATGCTTAATCTTGGTAAATATCAAGGTGTATCAGTTTCAGCACTTAATAAGATATTGCGTGGTAAAGGTTCTTTATCCGGACAAGGTAAAGCAGTTGCTTATGCTTGTAAGAAGTATAACCTTAATGAAATATACTTAATTGCACATGCCTTCCTTGAGAGTGGTTATGGTACATCTTACTTCTCAAGTGGTCGTGCTGGTGTTTATAACTACTTCGGTATAGGTGCATATGACTACAACCCTAATTATGCAATTACTTACGCTAGAAATAGAGGGTGGACTACTCCTGCTAAAGGTATTATTGGCGGCGCTAAGTTTGTAAGACAAGGTTATATCAGCAAAGGCCAAAATACACTTTATCGTATGCGATGGAACCCTAGACATCCAGGTAATCATCAATATGCAACTGATGTACGCTGGGCACAAGTTCAAGCGACAACTATCAAAAATCTATATGACAAAATCGGTATAAAAGGTGTCTATTTCATTAGAGATAGATATAAGTAGGGATAAGGCTGACAGCTCTTATCCCTAAATTTATTATTGGAGAGGTGTTTTTATGGAAACGTACAAAACCGGTACAGTTAATACAATCATCAATGAAAATGGCGTTGATTTAGGCAGTATAAACGTTAATCTGTACACAATGGATAACAAGACATCTGTTATTGATATCCATGTTAAGAAAAAGAACATTATTAATGAAAATCCGTGAATTTCAACCAGACGAAATTCGAACCTGTATTACATGTTTTTGCCCAAGATGGTTCTATATTCACTAATGAGCCATTAGAAATAGTTAAAGCTGAAGAAGGCTTTGTAAGATATATTATTCCTGAATATATCACTAAACATGTAGGGCAAATGCAATGTAAATTATTTTTAGAAAATCCTGAAAATAACGATAGCACACATGTTGCTAACTTTTATTTTACTGTTAACGACAGCGGTATAACTAAAAGCGTAGGAAAAGAAATACGTGTGGAATTACTAGATGATATCGTAGAAAAAGTAATGAAAGACAATGTAGATATCTTCAAAGGACCTAAAGGTGATACTGGTCCACAAGGGCCGAAAGGTGATAAAGGTGCAGATGGAGTAGATGGCGAGACTGGTCCAGCAGGTCTTCCAGGTCCTATGGGCCCTAAAGGTGATACTGGTGAAAAAGGTTTACAAGGTGAACAAGGTCCTCCCGGTCCAGCTGGAGAAACACCAACATTACCCGACTTTTCTAACTGGCAGAAACAAGCATTTACTAGAACTGATGGCGTGTTCATATTTTTAAAAGAAACAATAGATTTTAACAATTTGAATGATTTTATTAGTAAACACAGTCCTGGGTTGTATAGTGGAAATAATTTGAATAACACACCTACTGGTCGGCCCTCAGGAAGTATTATGTACTTCAAACCGTTTGGTAACACATCACTTATCGTTTATTTCAGCGCAGGAACAAGTGATTTATATATTAATTCTAGTCTTAATGATAAATGGGTCGGTTGGAAGAAAATTAGTACAACAGAAATTGTTTAAGGAGGAATGATCGTGTCAGACTTATATAGTTCAATGATTGAATTACAAAGTAAAGAAAATGATTGGTCAATCGAGATGAATACAAACAAAAGCAATTTTCTTAGTTTTGCGCCACATGGTGGTGGTATTGAAGCTGGTTCGTCAGAACTAGCATTACTTATTTCTCAAAAGTTAGATTGTAACTACTTCACGTTTAAAGGTAAGTTACCAAGTGACAATGTAAAATTGCATGTGACATCTACTCGTTACGACAACCCAGAACTACTTAACTTAATGAGAGATGTTGATTATTCAATTTCTATTCATGGCTATGCTGATAATAAATATGCTCGCACATTAATTGGTGGTAGCAACGAAGAACTAAAAGCACTTATCAAATGTAATCTAATTAATCGTGGTTTTGATGTACAAGACGCACCAACTAATTTAGGTGGCGCTAAACCTAATAACATCACGAATAAGACTAAAACAGGTTTAGGTGTTCAACTTGAGTTATCAACCAAACAACGTAAATCATTTTTTAGTAATAATGATTTCAGTAGAAAAGTAAGAGAAGATAGATATCGTTGGCGTGCAGTGATGTATGAATACGCACAAGCGATTGAATATGCGGTAAAAGAATATTTAAACTAAGTCGGCACATATGTGTCGGCTTTTTATTTTGAATAAGGAGTGGGAAGATGAAGATAAATTGGAAGAATAGATTTAAAAATGGTACTACTTTATCAGGTTTAATTAGTTTATTACTTTTACTTATAAAACAAGTAACCGAGATGTTTGGAGTTGATTTATCTCAACAACTTGCACAGATAAGTGATATTATTGCCACAATCTTATTAATCTTAGCTGGTTTAGGTTTAATTACTAACCCTAACACAAAAGGCTTATCTGATGCTGGTATTGACTTCGAATTAAACAAACCACGTAACGAAAATACCCACCCTGTACAGTTTAAAAGTGAGTCAGGGGCAGTAAAACCTGAAAATTTCGATACTAACGAACCATTCACTGACGATTCTGATGAAGAAGAATTCGAATTTAATAATGATGGAGGAGGCGCTCCAGATGAAAACACAATCTCAAATCAATAAACGTTTAAGAGATTATAAAAACGGTGTAGTAGATAGTCCATACAGAGTTAAACGTTGGACGAGTTATGACGCTTCCTTTGGTGCTATGGAACCAGGTTGCATTGATAAAGACCGTTCTTATCACGCGCAGTGTATGGACTTGGCGATAGATTATGTAATGTGGTTAACTGATAATCAAACAGAAATGTGGGGCGATGCTAAAAGCTCTATAATAAATAAATTCCCTAAAGGTTGGAAGATTGTAGAGAACAAACCGTCAACGATACCCCAAAAAGGTTGGATAGCTGTATATACAGCTGGAACCTATTCACGTTATGGGCATATAGGTATAGTATATGATGGTGGTAATACGAACTCCTTTCAAATACTTGAACAAAATTGGAATGGCTGGGCTAATAAAAAGCCTAGATTACGATGGGATAACTATTATGGTTTAACACACTTTATTGTTCCGCCTGTAGCGAAAGAAGTAGAAGAGCCTATAAAAGATGTGAAATCAGCTCCTAAACAATCAGTTAAGAAAAGTAATAGTATCAAAGTTAATGATAATCATATCAAAGGTTGGAATATGACTAAGAGAGGTCGTAAACCTAAAGCTGTAGTTATTCATAACGATGCTGGTACCATGAACTCAAAACAATATTATAACAACCTAGTAAACGCTGATTACAATAGATTAGCAAGAGGTATAGCTCATGCATACGCTGATAGAAACGGTATTTGGGAAGCTATATCAGAAGATAGAATTGCTTGGCATGTTTCTGATGGCGTTCAACCGGGTTCAGGTAATTTTGAAACTTATGGAATTGAAGTTAACCAATCAATGTACGTAAGTGATAAAGATTTTCTTAAAAATGAGCAAGCAGCTCTTAAATTCGCAGCGCATAAACTTAAAAAGTGGGGGTTGCCAGCTAACAGAAATACAGTTCGTTTACACAATGAATTTAGTAGTTATACAGCTTGTCCTCATCGTTCTGCTAAATTACATGCTGGTATTGATCCAACAAAACAAGCATGGACTAAGGCAACACAACTTAAATTAAAAGATTATTTCATTAAGCAAATTAGGGCATATATGAAAGGTAGTACACCTAAAGTTACTACAGTTAAAAACAAACCTGGCAGTGCATCCACTCCAGCTAATAGACGAGATATGAACGGTTGGAAAATCAATAAGTATGGAACTTATTATAAATCAGAAATAGCTCACTTTACGCCAAACACGCCTATTAAAACTCATTATGTTGGACCGTTTAGAAGTTGTCCTGTGAGCGGTGTATTACAGCCAGGTCAAACAATAAAATACGACACTGTATGTAAACAAGACGGCCACGTTTGGGTCAGTTACACAGCTTATAATGGTAATGATGTTTGGTTAGCTGTGAGAACATGGAATAAAACAAATGATAGTTTAGGGAAATTGTGGGGTACAATCAATTAATCTGTTATAATTAAATTACCACGTCATTATACAAGGGTAGTCACTATGGCTACCCTATTTTTTATGCAAAATTTTATAGAAAGCACTTGTATAATAAACATTTGTGTAGTATAATTATATTTGTAAGTTGGTTCATGACTTACAAACCACCATGAGAGGAGGTGGTTAAATTGGACGACATCATAAAAATGCTGATGCTCATCGTACTTGCTACAGTACAAAGAACACCAGCAATTTTAAAACAACTAAGAAAATGGCATCTAGATTATCTTAAAGCCAAGAAAGATAATCAGAAAAAATGATTAATCCAACAGGGGCGAAAGCCCCTACCTCTTTTCATGGTTATTATATAATAGATAGGTGATGAATTCAAATGAATATCATTTTTAAAGTAATTCTTATCGTATTTATTTTATTATTGCCCGAGATAATTAAATTTGCAAGAATCAAACATATGAAAAAATTAGGGTACAGATATGAAGGTGAAGAGCTTGTCAGAATACAAAAAGAAAATAATCGAATTGATCGAAAGTAATATAACGGGATATCAAATCCATAAAGAAACTGGTGTATCACAATATGTTATTTCGCAATTAAGACAGGGTAAGCGCGAGGTTGACAATTTGACATTAAACACTACCGAAAAGTTATATAAATATTCTAAAAAACGTTATAATAAAATTGATTAATAACAATATTCGTATCGCTGAATTAGATAGTGAAGAGAACACATTTAAACACTACAAATAGCAAAATCATAAATTGTTATGGTTGAATAGATAATAAAATTTGGTATAATAATTACTAGGTTGTTATAACCTTTTTCAGTGTGATTGTTGAGTTTTATATAATTTAACTTGCGCTACGGTTTACTTTGAAACCGTAGCGTTTTTTATTTGAAAAACTAAAGTATTGTGTTATTATGTTAATCACGAACCACATGATTCGTACCTATTACTCCCTAAAAATTTTATATTTATTTGTTCAGGTTTAATTCCCTTATGGTAAAAATGTTGATCCCAATAAAGTGTATTTTTATATTAAGCTTGATTCAATAAATAAGCCTGCCGTACAAGGTGGTCTTATTTTTATTAGAAAATCACTTTAATAATATTAGCTACAAAATGAAATAAAATGCGTAATAATTATGGTATAATATACCTAGTATTAAAATAATCGTTATGATTAGTGACATTTATTTTCTAATAAATTATATTTCCCAACCACGTCAATAAAAGGCGTGGTTATTTTATTCACGTGTCAAATACGTGTCAAAATAGTTATATTTACTTAGGTTTATTTATAAAATAAAACGCTAAAAACAGCGTAGTTAAGCCATTTTATAGTTTTTTAAAAATCAACTGTCATCCCTCCGTTTCCGTACAGACGCTTATAATGGTATAAATCCATTATAAGCGTTATTTTTTTGCCTTCTTATAAATCCTTTTGTATCAATGGTTTGAATGTGTTTTGTTAAATTTATACTTCTTAATAGTTTTTATCCGTTTAAAAATTTTTAGTCAAATTGTGACTATGAGTATGATAATTAAGCTTTATTTTAGTCACAACATTTTCTGATTTAGTCACAAGAAAATCTCATTTAAATATTTAACTACTTCTTTATCTTCTTTGTTCTCAAATTCTTTAATTAAATTTGAATATATCTTGAGTGTTGTATGTATATTAGCATGACCAAATCTTTTTGAAATATATTGGATTGAAACGCCTTTAGTTAATAGGTAACCACAATGTGTAATCTCATTAAAGATAAATTATTAATAAGGCTTTAGTGAGGGATGAGTAATACTGAAAGTGAAAATTTGTCCAAGGTTAGACAATTAATCTTGAATCAAAATGATCTAACCACTGAAGAAAAAGAAACATTATTAAACGAATTAGAAAACATGTATGAACTAAAAAAATGTCAAATTATGAGTTGATGCAGAGTAATGTAAATTTGTTAAAAATTTCCAAGGATTAATTTCAAATCGCTCAGGTAAAGAAATTAATATTGTGTCTGAACAACCCCAAAGTGAAGATTGTAAAGATTGGAACGATGTATTAGTTGAAAACCATTTTAATAATAAAGAAAGACTTCAAACTAAAGCCTATTCAAATGTAATTGTTTCTGAGAAAAATGAATATACAGAATCATCTAAGCCTAAAAAGAATAAAAAAGATTTACAAACAATGGAATTATAAATTTATTTATAATACAAAAATGTTATAATATTTTTATAGGTCGACGACAATGCGTGGAACTTATAAAACAAAATACATTGAATACAGTAGCCAGCCTACTATGAGGCTAGGCGATAATTGAATATCATAGTATAAGGAGCCATGCCATAAAAGGTCACGGCTCTTTTAATTTTATTTGAACAAAATCGAGGCACACCATGAAGTTTTACATCCTAAACAATAATTTTTATAATAAAAAATTTAAAGAAATTTTGAACTTAAAAGATTACGAAATTATTAGAAAAAATGAAGGTTCAAGACCTTATTTTTATTCAATTGATATTAATAATAAAATCATTTTACTCCCTTTAAGGTCTAATTCTTCTAAAATTATTAAGGAAAATGAAAAACATTTACAAAAAAAATTAATAACTATATATTGAGATATATAAAAGATAAGGCGTTATTGATAGATACCAAAACCACAGATAGAAGTTCTCTTAAATACTTTCATAAAAATTGAATCTTGATGAAAAAATTATGAATAAAAGAAAATCTATTTTAATAAATGAACTAGAAAAAAATGGGGAGAGTAAGTTTTTTAAAAAACTAGCTAATACTGTTGAAAACACTGAGAAAATCACAAAACTATATAACTATAAATCTCTTTTGGAAATTGATGGTCGTTTAGACCCGAAAAGCAATTTTTAGTTTTGCAACCTCTTTTACGGTATCTCTTATTTTGACATCTAAAATCATAAGACCATAATCCGTTAACTTTTTATATAATCATTTTTAATTGTTCCTCTCTCGTTGTTTATTTTTCATGTTGTTAAAAATAGGGCGGATATTTAACCGCCCTCAATACTTAATTATCTAAATGATCAATAGCATATTTTGCTTCAGAGTCGGTAAACTTCTCACCATATTCGGATACTAATATATCGTAAATTGCATCATCAGACATGTGCATATCTTTAGCATAAGATTTTGCTTTTTCTAGTGCGTTTTTTTCATAATTGGCATCAAGATGATCTATAGCAAATTGTGCATCTTCTTTATTAAACTTTTCTCCATATTCCGATGTTAATTGATCATATATTCCTTGTTTTGACATATGCAAATCTTTAGAATATGTTTTTGCTTTTTCTAGTGCAGCTTTTTCTAAACGTGTACCTTCAACAGATGTGGCATCGTTTTCTTTATTTGTTGTATTGTCATCCTTTTGATACTTATCGTTTATTTCTTTATCTGTACTACTATCATCATAATTTATGTTTTCTGTATTATTGGCTGTATCTTCTGTTTCATTATCTGTCTTTACGGTAGGTTGTTTTTCATAATTATTTGTTTTGAGGTTACCAACATAAGTTATACTAGATAACGCTATAACTACTATTGCCACTGTTATGATTGATTTTGTAATAGAAGGCCATTTACTATATCGCCACATTACAAATAAACCAAGTGGGAAAATAAATATTAAAGTTAAAACAATAAACCATTCTTGTTTATACCATGATGTTGATTCTTGTTGCATTAAAATATCCTCCTATGTATCTATTTGATGAGTTGTTAAAATTTTGATTTGTAATATATTGAGAAAAGGTAAATTAGAATATTTAATAGAGTAGAAATAAAGGTTTAGAAAAATAAAAGTAGTAGGAAGTTTAAAAAACTTACTAAGTTTAAGAAGGGTAGTGCAGTTGTGTGTAGTAACTGCATGTTCTATTTGATTTAAAGGGATTAATGAAGTTAATTCATTGCTTTTTAAATAATAAGAATCAGATGTTTCTCTAATGTTAGCAGATGATGATAAGCGTTCATTAATGTATAAATCATTACCCGAGATTAAACATTCTAATTTATTAGGCATCTCTATATATTTAACATTAATATCATCAATCAGCTCCTTATATTGATGCATAATTCTCACTCCTTATTTAGTTTTAGAAATTGTATATCTGTTATTTGTTTTTAAACATCAACTCCTATTAAAAGTTTAAATTATGCATAATTTTTATATAAAAAAGAGAACGCACTTATACTAATGGTTAATTTATTAGTAAGTTAGCGTTCTCTTTATTTATCGCTATTTCATTTGCTTTTTAATCTATGAAATTTTATCGCTTTAAAAACATCATATAGTCAATTATATATGTAGCAATAAATTCATGAGTAGCATTTTATAGTTGATCACTAATGTTAATTCTTATTTTAAAACCTACTTAAAGCCTATAAGCATATTATATATAATATTAAACAAAAGTTCGATAATAAAATTCTAAAATATTGAATTAAAGTATTGCGTAAAATTTGTTTAATAGTGAATTGAAATATAATTCAAAGTGTACGAATAATACTTAAAATAAAGTAGATTTAAACAAGTTTTGGTTTTGAGTTTTAGTATAGAGGGGTAGAGTTGCTAATAGTAATTAAAAATATATAATAGTAAACAATTCAAACTAGTTAAGCTTGCTAATTAATTCAATCTGTTAGCTGGATTGTTTACAAGGCATAAAAATGCTTTTATTTTTGTATATAAAGAAGATAAAGCTAATTTGTATAATAAATTTATTCTTATTAAGAAGTCATCATTATTTATTAATTATATTTGTTTTTGTTAAATGTCACTGTTTTATTAGTGACTACTATGAGGTTAAAGAATATGGTATTTCCTAAAAAAGTGTGTATTTTTTATAAAAATTATAGTATTCGTTTACTATAAGACTAGGAAGTATAATTGAATAACTTAGATTTAAGTGGAGCTATGACTATACAGTCATGGCTTTTTAATATGTAAATTTTACTTTAGAGTGTAAGTATATGTGATAACACTGTATTCTCATTATTTAATAAAGTTAGTACTAATTTAAACTATTATATTATTACACATATGTAATAATAATGATAAAATATAGAAATATTTTTAAACTCGTATTAATATGTAATTGAAAAGAATTTAAATATTCTTTTAAAAAAATTAAGGAGTGATTCGAATGAAAGTTGTTAAAGAAAAGAAAGAACTTTTTGATCTTGACGTTAAAGTAAATGCGAGAGACATGAATAATTCAGAATCAGGTCCACCTAATACAAGTTTAATATGGTGTACGGATGGATGCGCTAAACGGTAAAAACTTGTAATTCTCTAGTAAAAAGTGTTGATTTAAGTGCAATGTTTGAGCAGAGTTCCTTATAAAGGGCTCTGCTTTATTTTTAGAGGTGAATAAATGAAAAGTATTTTTAATACGTCTAGCTATTACATTATTAGAGCTCCTTTACTTCCTGTTTCTATTTATAATACTTATTTAAAAAATGATGAAATAGATTATTCCTCTTTTTTTCAAAACAAAATTATTGAAGAAACCATTTTGACTACGACATATCATTTATATCAAAGCTTAACTAATATCTCATTTGATAGTGAGAAGAAGAAAGCGCGTAATGCTAAAGAGAGCTTTTTAAAATATCTTATTAGAATGAGTACGAGGGGCACGCCATATGGATTGTTAAGTGGCGTATCATTGGGACAACTTGCTGAAAAAACAAATATACAAATACAAGAAGATGTTAATTACTATTATAAAAGCGTAAAAATAGATGGGTCTTGGTTAAGCAAATTAATTCATTTTTTAGAAAGTAATTATGATTATTATCAAGATAGTTATGTTATTTGGAATGAAAGAAATTACATTACCGACCAGCGTATATATTTGGATAATCAAACATGTCTCATTCAGGAAAATAATAAAGAACTAGTCTCAATCAAAAATAATGATTTGCTTAAATTCATTAAACAAAGCTTGCAAGAGGATTTAACATTTAAAGATCTAATAAAATTAATTTCAGAAAAATTTTTAATTAATGACGAGCAGGAAATAAAAAGTTTTATACAAAATCTATTAGACAAAGAAATAATATTTACTAGCTTAAGAACTGCTTTAAAAAAAGAAAACCCGTTAGATTATTTATTATGCTTTTATAGAGACTTTGATAATGATTTTATTAGATCACTTCAACTTATACATTTTGAAATGATGAAGTACCAAATTATGGAAATTGGAAAAGGTAAGAAAACCTTTTTAAGAATTCGAGAGTTGATGAGTAATTTATTTAAAGCTAAAGAGTATATTCAAATTGATACTAAAATTCAAACTAAAAATAATTATTTAAGTAAGAAAATTGCTAGAAATATTAGTGAAGCTGCATATCTACTATGGTTACTTTCTCCAGATGATTTGGGTATTAGCACTAATCATGATTTTCATTATAGTTTTTTAGAAAAATATGGTTTAGAACAAATTGTAAATTTAAAGGAATTACTTTCTGATATCAATGGTATGGGTTATTGCGCTAAAGAAGATAAATCTATAAAAAATAATAGTCCTTTTTTGAAAGAAAAATATTATTACGCACTTTCTCATAATGAAGAGATAGAAATCACTGAAAATGATTTCTTAGACTTAGAAAAGAAAGACACTATTCCTATCGAGAGAGCGCCTTTATCTTCAGAAATATATAGTGAGTTTTATTATGGAAATATTATAAATGGATATGATGAATTTTTGGTGATTAGTCCTATTGTATCTTCTTTCAATGCTGGCGCGACGATGGGGCGATTTTCTCAGGAAATTGATAGAGACATACGTAAGCAATTAGATAACGAAATATATGAACAATATATTGAATATAGTAATGAAAATAGCACTGAAGTTATTCATATAAATGAAATTCCTATATATGCCAGAAATTTAAATATTAATCATTCTGGTACTACAAAATTTAAAGAACTTGACCTAGATATGCCATGTAGTTCAATTACATTAGACGATTTATATGTTGGAAGTACTTTTGATAAATTATATTTATTTTCTAAAACTTTAAATTCAAGAATCTTATTTATTACTCATTCTATGTTGAATTATGTTTTATGTTCTAATTTATATAGGTTTCTCAGAGAGGTGTCCTTAGGTAATACAAAATTTATCCAACCTATTAAAGACGATGGAATTGAAGGATTTAATTATTGTCCTAGAATTAGATATAAAAATGTAATTTTAAAGCCCGCAACATGGAAATTAAATAATGATATGTTTTCTAGTAGTGAAAAAGAAAATTGGATTGAACAATTTCATAAGATCCAACAATTTTATAATATCCCTAATGATGTCAATATGGCTTTTGGCGATAATAGGTTAACGATTAATTTGTCTAATGATGCGCATATATCTATATTAAAAAAAGAAATTGAAAAGCAAGGTAGAGTTTGTCTTTTAGAGGATTTTATATCTAAGTCTAACAATGATAGAGTGATAGAAATTGTGACGCCAATATATAGAAAAGCTAAATCTAATGAAAAAAGAATAACGATTCCTAAAAACATTTATAAGCGATTGGAAACTAAAAGGGAATGGCTTTCAATACATTTGTATATTGATGAAAGCTATCAAAATGAATTTTTAATTCAATATATATTACCGTGTTTAAGAGAACTTTTTGATAATAGTCACTTAGAAAGTTTCTTTTTCATTAAATATAGAGAAAATGATCATTTCATTAAGCTTCGTTTATTAAGTAAATCAAATGATTCAATACATTTATATCATGAGATAATGCAACTTAAACAAAAGTGGCTTAAAGAATCTGAATTATCTACTTATGCTATTGTAGAATATCAACCTGAAATCAACAGATATGGTGGTATTGAAACAATTGAGATCATTGAGGATTATTTTATGTATGATAGTTGGTTGGCAATTCATATCATTGATCAAACATTTAATTATCCTAAGGAATTTATTGTAGCAATAACTATTATTTTTTTAATAAATGAATTAGATATAAGCCAAGAAGAAATTGATGAAATTAGACATAACAATGTTGAAAATTTATATCGTAATAATGAGATAAGAGAATATAAAAATGAGATGTTTAAACTTACTAACCCTAGAGATAATTATTGCTATTTACATGAAAAGCTACCCAAACTTCATCAAATTTTATATAACAATTATAAAGAAATTGAAAAATTAAAAGTCGCTTTAAGTAAAGGTTTATCTACTCCTAGAGCACATATTATTGGCAGTTTGATTCATATGAGATGTAATAGAGTATTTGGCGTTAATCGAGATAAAGAGAAATTTGTACTTTCTATTTTTAATGAAATAGAGAAGACAAAGAAATACTGGTGTGGTGATATTATCAATGAATAA